ATGGACCCGTTTGAAATTGAAGACACCAGCGACTGGCTGGGCTGCCCCACACCCCTGGAGATGTACAGGCAATCCTGCCGCATGCTGGAGAACGAGGTGCAGGAACTGACCACCCAGTTACGCAAGGCTCGCCAGGACATTTTCGGCTTGGTGGAAATGCACGCAGCAGAGGTCAAGGAGTGCGTCAGGCTTCGGGCTGAGCTGGAGAAGGCGAAATGGGCGTGGAATTCCGAGCACCTTCGATATGTCGAACTGATGAACAAGTCGAATGGTGAACGTGTGGCAAATACCACGCTTATCGCAGAGCTGCACCGTCAGCTCAAGGCTTATGAAGGGGATAGACTTCCCGATGACATAATCCCGGGCACCCAACCAAGGTGACTACAGGAGCAGGCGTCATGTGCGGACGAATTTCGCAATACACCGGCATCCACGACTTCGTGGCGGCCTTGAGCATGCCCAACGCCTTGGTCAACTCCGTCGGCGATCTGCCGCTGGACCGGTATAACGGCGCACCGTCGCAGCAGCTCGCCCTCTTCCACCAGGAGGACGACGTCTTGCATGCCGACAGGGTGCCCTGGGGCTGGCGACCGGCCTGGGCCAAAGATCGAGCAGCGCCAATCAATGCCCGAGTGGAGAAAGTCGCCCACGGGCCCTTCTACCGGTCGATCTGGCCGAACCGCGCCATCACTCCGATCAACAACTGGTTTGAGTGGGTCGATGAGGGCGGATCGAAGAAGCAGCCCTACCTGATCCGGCGGCGGGACCAGGCGCCGATATTCTGCGCCGCCATCGGACAATTCCCCACTGGTGGCCGTGAACCGGGCCAGCACGACGGATTCGTCATCATCACCGCCGACAGCCAGGGCGGCATGATCGACATTCATGATCGCCGTCCGGTAGTCCTGGGGGCGGATCTGGCCCGGGAATGGCTGGACCCGGCCACACCAAAGGAACGGGCTGAGCAAATCGTACTGCAGCAAGGCGAGCCAGCCGAGGCCTTCGAGTGGTTCAAGGTGGACCGCGCCGTGGGCAATGTCCGCAACCAGGGTCCCGAACTGATCCGCCCTATCGCTGATTTAATTCCCTGACGTACGCCTGGCAGGCTGCCAGGGCAATCAACCCCCGGTCGCCGGTGTCGGTGATGGCGACAATTCGTTGAGCATGCGCTGGGTCAAGTTGGGCTCGACGGGCTCCATGAACCACGCCGACGGCGCCGGGGGTGGCAGGCACTGCGCAGCCACTGGCTGGATCCTCGGCAAGGAGGACTGACAGCCGCAAATCAGAAGTGGCAAGGCGATCGCGCAGGCGATCTTGATCTTTCTGGACATTGGTCAGTTCCTGGTGGTGAGTTTGTTCGCTGCTGGAGAGGCGCTGCTCGAGCGCCAGGCGCTTGCCCTGCTCGGCTTGTACCTGGTCAGCGGCCGCGCTGCTGATCTCGTCCAGGTCGGACTGGTGCAGGCCGGCCTGTTCCGCCAGCTGCTTGCCGTAGCGCCAGTCTTGGACCTTCCATGTCGCGCCCACGGCCAGCGCCAGCAGCATCAGCACCCCGACCGCCCAGGCCTTCAGCCCCAGGGGACTCATGGCACATCCTTGAAGAAAACGTGATTGCCCAGGCGGAAGGTCTGGGTTGCGTCCTTGGCCCAGGCTGGCGGCTTCGGCATCGTGGTTGCGTAGTAGTGGGTCGCGCCCTTGGTGATATCAGGCTCGGCGCCGGAGATCACCAGGTCGGCCGCCCGCTGCGCCTGGGCGAACTGCTTAGGCGGGATCGGCTTGGCGCCGCTCAGGTAGGGATAGTTCGGGTCGTTCTGGTTCCAGCAGCTGAACTGGTACGGCTTCAGGCAGACGCCAGCGTAGCCTTCTCCCCACCAGGAACGGTCCTTACCGTCGTTCACGCGGTTGCGGATGGTCCAGGCCACTGCAATCTGGCCGGCCAGGCCCTCACCACGGGCTTCACCCCACAGCGTGCGCGCGAGGATGTCGCGATCCTTCTCGGTTGCGGTCATTGCTTTTCTCCCGGCTAAAAATAACCGCTCGATGGCGGTGTATTAGCCTTTTTGGTAGGTTGTTGATCTGACGGAGCTGCGTCATTAGATTTGGTGTATTTGCAATCCATCCGACTAGTCGACTTGGGTCGCCAAACGATGGGGATCAGTTGCGGCGAAACTATGGATTTGTTTGCCTTTCAGAAATCCAGACACGTTTTTTAAGCTGTTCATCTCACAGGGACTAACAAAGACTATGAAGTTACTATTTAAGATGGCAGCAGTTGCTTTAACCTTTACAGCGCATCTATCAATCGCAGTAGCGGCTGAAAACTGGCCGACATACTCAAATAACAGCCCGCACACTAAAGAGTTAAACGACAGGTTTGCAGGGAAATCTGGAATATTCCACGACACATCTTATAAGGATTATCTACAAAAATACTCATCAAAAGGTGACTATCTACGATGGGGAACATGGAGTAGATACTCTGACGACGGCAAGTCGCAAATAAGCGATGGGGAAACCGTAACAAGCAAAGAGGGATTACCGCAGATTCGCGACGGCGATAATATCTACTGGAACCCTGTAACTCTTAGCCACTATGCTCTTGCCATGCATGGCAAGTACGTCAATGGCAAAAAGGGTGCATTGAAACATTTCTTCGCCGCCGCAGATAAACTCATAGAATTACAAGCTCTTGATGGTGGGTTCCATTACCCTAGCAGGAAGCACAGGCATAACGTTCTCCCAGACGGCTGGATCAGCGCCATGGCTCAAGGCAACGCGTTAAGCGTATTTTCTAGGGCGCTGCAACTCAAAGGCGACCAAAAATATAGAAAAGCAGGTGAGTTGGCGTTTGAAAACCTCATGACGCAAGTGAAGGATGGCGGTGCACGTACCAGCATGGCCTATCTCGATCCGTCATTAACAGACTATGTTTTCTTTCCGGAATACCCAAATACTCCGATTGACTATACTTTAAATGGGTACATGTTCACGCTACTTGGCATATATGACTGGTCAAATGTGGATTCAAAATCAAAAAAACAAGCTAGTATCTCCTTTCATGACGGAATGAAAACCTTAGTAAAGATACTTCCTTATTACGATGTTGATGGTTTTTCAACCTATGATCTCGCCCACATAATTTTAGATCTACCCCCCTATGTAGCGCCATCGTATCTCGGCATCCACGTCTACCTGTTGCATGCACTTGATTCAATATCACCAAGCGACCCCATCAAGTTTTACGAACAAAAATGGGCCTCCAAAATAGATCAGATGAACCGGCCGCTAAGATTCACAACAATAGACATAAAACAACCATCACCACAACCATCCAATACCAAGATAGAAATAGTCGTAAAATCAGCAGGTGGAACAAATGAGGCAAAAGAGTATAAGTTAGACGTTAAACACAACGGAACATGGACAACTGTTTCTGATTACTCCAAAAATGAAACACTGAACTGGACGCCAGATAAGCCTGGAGAATATACGCTAGGTTTTTTTGCAAAAAACGCTGACTCCACAGACGATTACGACAACTTCAGATACCAGACTTTCATAATCAAATAGCTAGTCTAAAGTAACATCAACCCCTAAATTGTCGGTTTAGAAGCCGGATCACAAGGATTCGGGCGCAGCGCGCATTGGTGAGGCGATGATCTCTGGGATGGGCGGTTCGACTGGCCATACCGGAGACTCGAACCATCCAGGCTGAGTGGTTACCTTGCCCAGGGCGTACTTGTAAACCTTCCAGGTTTTCAGTGGTGCCGCCAGAGCGGCCTGCTCGATTTCGTCTTCTGGAGTCGCCTCGCCTATTTCGATGCCGAAGCCGATGGTATCGATGCGGTCTTGGATGCGCGAAATCTGCGCGGCAGCTAGAACGTTGCGCCTTGAAAGCTCCGACTTCGCATCGGAAAGTCTGGCCGCAGAAATGGCCGCTGACTTCATTTCCCTGGTCACCAGCTTCGACCAATCGATAACGCCGCTGGTTACCGTACGGGAGGGATCCGGTTGCGGTGGCACGTAGTCCGCTTGGTCCGGACCAGGAAATACCACCAAACCGTCCGGGACGTCCAGAAGTGGTGAAGGGAAGGCCTGCGCCTGGCTATAGTTGCTCGGATTTGGAAAAAGCAGTGTTATTTCAAGCTCTCCATTTACCCTGTTTATTTCACCCGGAAACCAAATTGAATCAATGGCTCCATAAGGCAATGTATCGCCTTCTGAAATACCAGAGAAATCGAATTCCTCATACATAACCGTAAGCTTGTTGCCATTCTTTATCACTACAAACTGCTCGCCACGCACCTGTGGACTCAGTATCAATTTCATCAGAACCACCGCCCTTTAGCTATAATTGACTGGACCACTGTCTCGTTAGCCCGTGACGACAAACAAATGGGGTACGCTGAGGGTGTCGCACTGACAGTCCCTTGATTTATGCCAGAGAACGATAACCACCCAAGCCCGCCACTGAAAGCGTACGACATCGAAAGGTCAGGAAGTGAGGAAAATGGAACAGCATAGTTTATTGGTGGGAATATCGAAGTTGCATAAAACAGGGCGCCAGCCGCAGCCGTGACCGAGACTCCAGTGTAGGTTTTAGTTGTGCTGCAGAACATCGTGCCGTCCGCAAACTTTATCGCTGTCCCGTTAGAGTTGGTGACATATTCCATGATCGCGCCGGTTGGCAGTCCGGACGTCTGCGTAACGCTTCCAACAATATTCGACGAAGAAATCACCCGATTCCATGCGCCGAATGTGCCAGACGACAATAGGCGGAATGACTTTAATCCAGTATTGATGGATGTGAACTCTTGGACAGCAAAGGTCGAATTCAGGGGGTAAACGTTCAGCCAGCCGTTACCCCCAGGGCCATTAACTGGGGAGCTGCAATAGTAGAGCCCGCCAGTAAGGTAGGTGTTCAGGTCTGCCGAGCCTGGCAGCACGATGGGCGTCCCGATACCGAAGTCGGCGTACTTCAACAGGCGCCCAGCGGTGGTATCCGTAGTACTGGTGGTCACCGTCGCAGTGGCAGCAGAGCCAAGGCCAAGGCCGGTTCGCCCATCCGCCTGCGTGGTGCCCCCAGTGCCGCCCTTGGTCACCGGAAGCACGTCGTAGTTACCGGTCGTCTTCAGTGCGGCCAGCTGGGCGCCGTACGTGTTGACGATTGCCCGCAACGCATCTGCCGAATCTTTCACGTAGCCCTGCATCGGCGCCAGCGCATAGCTTCCGGCGGATGCTGTCGCGCCGATGTATGGAGGGTCGATGGAAATCGCAGTGTTGCTCGCCACGTTGGTGACTTCATACCAGCGGCCATCCGGTCCGCGAAACGCATCGCCGACGCGGGCATTCACGATGAAGGCGGTGCCTGTGCCTGTTACTGCATTGGTATTCAGGGTGACGTTGCATGTGCCTTGCTTGTACCAGGGCATGGGAAGTTATCCTTTAAAGTTTTGCGAATACGGCAGGAAGGAAGAATGCGAATGGATTATTCGGGCCGATTGTTAGGGCGTATAGATTTCCTCCCGAGAAATCCCACCAACAATACAGAAGCCTATTATTTGGAGCGTCATTAAGCATAGGCATGCTGAAACTATTTATTAGCATGTGCTCTCCGGCTGGGAAACTGAAGGCGACACGATAATAGTTCCTAGGCAACCCTTGGTCTGTATAGTCAGTTTTTACATATGTCCAGTTCTGAAATGCTCTTGTAAATCTGGCATACGGGGTTCCACTATCAAACAGAAGCTTCGAACTACCATCCCATAAGCGCATCCCAAAGCTAGCCAGTGCCGTAGCAGCAAACCCACAGGCAAAATAGGAGCCGTTTGGCTGAAGGGTATTTACGTCGTAAGCCCTCACATAAAAGCCGGTCCAAGCACCTGGCGAACCAATGACGCGCATCTGGCACAGCCCAGCAATTCCACTTGAGCCAGACGGCCGAATAAAAACAAGCGGCGGCTCCTGGCTTGTTATTGTCCGAGGAAATGAAGTAACAGAACCCAATCCAGATTCTTGAGTTGGCGAATATGTTCCCTTTGCCAAAACAACTAATCGAGTGAATTCGGAGTCAACCGTCACAACATTGCTGTCGTTTGTAAACTCTAACCCGTATGTCATCAGGAGAACCTTATTACAATGAGGCGCATAGTTGAGTTGGTAGTACTGCTGTACTGGGCTCTTCCCCTGATAAAGCTATAGACCCTGACTGCATCAGCGATAACCTCTGTTTCAAGTTGCTTATCGACTGCGTCGTTATAGGCCCCAATCGGGACAACGAATGCGGCACCATTCGTAGTGGTTAAACCAGGCACAGAGATCGTCTGGTAGGTAGCGGAGTTGCTTCCCGTAACAACTCCGCTATATACAACCCGCATCGTGAACGACGACGGATCAAGGGTGACGGCCCCATTTTCATCGCGGACTTCAAGGCCGTAGGTCATGCGGAAAGGTCTCCAAGCTGAACGCGCTTCACACCGTTCTCGTCGTAAACCTTAATCGCGCGGTTGGTCATGGTCAGGCGGCCACCGCCCGGGGCTGGTCCGTTGAACTCCAGATTCCCGGCCTTATCCAGGCGCCAGCCCTGCGAGCCGGCAACATAGTTGTCCGATTGCAGGTACTGACCGATTTTCAGCATCGTGATGCTGCCGTCCTGGATGAAGGCCGAGTTCATGAACACCTGTCCACCCTGGACCGCAAACGGAACCGAGATGGCGCCGCCGGCGATGGTGTTCACGATGGCGAACCGATCAGCGCTGACCAGGAACTGGCTTTGCAGGCCGGCCGCCGTGTTCTCAATCCCGAGGCCGATGCCGGCCGCGACGTACTGCCCGCCAGCAGTCAGCTGCATCTTCACCGACCACATCGTGTTCAGCTTGCCGCTGGTGTCGGCATAGGCCGTAGACGTCTGCTGAATTGCTGCGGTGTTCGAACCGACCGTTGCGGTCAGTTGGTCGATCTTGGTCGAGGTCGCCGAATCGTTCGTCGCCACCACTTGTTCAAGCGTGGTCAGGTTTGCCGCGTTCTGGCCGATCTGCGCATCGAAGGTGACCAGGCGCTGGGCTGTTGCCTCGCTCTCGCTCGCCCTGACACTCGTTTCTTGAGCGATAGCCGCCGTACTGGTCCACCCCTTGATGGCGTCGGCCAGATCCCCTTCCCCGTTGTCGTCACGGTACGACGCCCTCAACGCCTCGAAGGCCGTGGCCTGGGCGGTAATAACGCCGTCGATCTCGGCAATGTCGGTGGTGTTAGTCGCCACCTGCTGCGCCAGGCCATTGTTTTCCTCAACCGACTGCCCAACATCGAGCCAGTAGGTAGTGTTCGGCGGCGGGTTGCCGGCCGGCACATTCTGCTTGGCCTGATAGATGCGGTCTGCCTCTACCACCATCTGGCCTTTCAGGTAGGCCCGGGTCGATATATAGCCTCCAAGGACTTCCAGGTTGTCGATCTGGGCCTGGAGTCCAGGGATCTTGTCGATCTCGTCCAGCAAGTCCTGACCCAGTTCCGTCTCAGTGATTTTCCCTGCTAACGCTGCCAGGTATGCAGACACATCGTTCGACGTCTGCGCGGGCACATAGAGGAACGAGCTTTTCCCGTAGGCGTTCGATGAACGGATGAAGTAGTAATAGTTCGTCCAGAATCCGAGACCGGTGTGAGTGAACGTCAGTCCTTGCCCCAGGTATTCCGCTTCCGCCGAAGTCGCAGTCGGTGAGGTGCTGAAGAAATACTCGTAGGTGCCGCCGTTCAATCCATTCTGGGAGTTGCTCGGAATTAGCACGATGTTGTCGATCGACGACTGCACAACGCAGCTTTCCGGGATGGGCGGGCCATTGATGCTGACTGTGATCGTCACTTCGCCCGATCGAGCCATTGGCCCCACAGCTGCCACGCTCATCGTGTAGTTGCCGGAAGGCAGGCCGTTGATGGCGCATTCAGTCGATGTTGACGGTACGTTATGCGATTGAACCGCTGTCGCTCCCTGGCGCACTATGACGATGTATTCCTTCACGGAGCCAGTAGGCGGAATCCAGGAGAGCACGCCCTGGGTTACTTCGGCAGTGGTGTCCTGCGTCCAGGCCAATGCGGTCGGTGTTCCCAGCCCGCCAGAAGGAAGACTGATAAAGCCAATTGGGTTGTATGGCTGTCCCACAGCATCATCGAAGATTGCCGCCTCGTACTGCTTCACCTGAACGGTGCAGCCTTCCCGGTCGCCCATGGACCAGTCCGAGACGATAAATTCACCCAAAATATTTAGCGATGGCAGGTTCACGCGAACCACGCGGCCCGGCCGGCAGTTGTAGCCCGCGAAGTTCATCGGGATGCTGATTGCGCCACCAGCACGCCGACGCCGAAGCTCCATATTGGCGAGGCGCTGCGCCTGGTATGGGTCAGTCACATAGGAGTAGGTGAGCGTCTCCGCAGCCTCGCCGCCGTCCTCAACGATCCACTCTGCAACGCTGACTTCCGGGTAGTCCGTCTCCGTCCACGACTGATCCGGGTCAATGAATGTCCCGCGCACGGTGTTGATAGCGGAATCATTGGTGGGCTCGGTGCTACCGGTAACAGTGCCGATGACCATGTCTTCGGTGATTTCGAAGTCGTAAGGCCCGTAATACGCGCCCGCCTGGAACATCCAACGCCCGCCCACGCGGATCAGGTGACCGCCGGAAGCCGCCTCGAGCTTCTGTAGGACACCGGTTCGCTGTTCGTCGGCGCCGATCACGCATCCGCTCCTGTAGCGCTGACTGGTCGATCCGTCGGCGTTCGTGACGGTTTCGTCACACACGTTCGCCGCACTGGCGAAGGTCTCGAAAACGATCTCGTCGTCAGGCACGTTGCAGCGGTTGCGGAGGAACCAAAGCAGATGAAGCGCCGTGTTGGCGCTATAACCGGCGGTGTTGGTCCGCGGGTCGAAAATGTCATTCCGGCCACGCACCACGAACCGTGTATCCGGAATGCCGGCTGGGAATTTCTCGGCGCTGTATTTTAGCGAAACGCGTACATAGGACAGCCCTCTGCCGATCTGGCTGTCCTTCCAGTCCGGGCAATTGGCTTTCAGGAAGGCGTTCACCTGCGTTGGATTGACGACCAGTTCATAACTGGCGAACCCGTCAAACAACCCAATGTCCTCTTCTCCAAGGTAGATAGTTTCCAGGGCTGTTATAGGCCCCTCAGAAAGGACGTAGACCAGGTGCAGCCATTCGCCATCGCCAAGGGTGCCGGTTTGCTCCTGGGCCCACACCAGGACGCCGCCAGTCGAGACCCGACCGAGAATGAACCGCACCGGCGCTTTGGACGACCGGACGGTTTGTGCCGAAGGCTCGTTATCGCGCAGAGGCGACTTGGTGTTGAGCTTCTCCTGCTGCTCGGCGGCGTAGAACGCCAGCGCGGCGCCTGCTACCGCTCCCCACGGGCCGCCTTGCGCAAAGCCAATGACAGCGCCAACCACGACCTGAGCAAGTTTCTTGATGCCGCTGCTCATTCAACCCTCCATGCGGCCAGAGGCTCGCACACGACCCTGGCAGCACCCTCTTCGGTCGCCGCCCAATATTCACCAGCCCAAAACACAGCCATGCTTCTGCCGCCTGGCGCGTCGTACATCACGACGTCACCGCGCTGGATGAAGCCCAGTGGCACCCGAACAAAATTGGCGTCCCAGGCCGCCTCCAGGCTTCCGTGCTGCTTCTTGAGCTGTCGCTTGGCACCCGCCTCGGTCGTGTATTTGCCTCGGTAGTTCTCGGCCGGATCAACGCCACAGACCGCTGCCGTGCAATCAGCAGCGAACAAGCAGCAGTCAAATTCACCCCATGAAAAAGGCCGCTCTTGGGCGGCCTTGATGGTTTCGTTCAGACGGGTTGTCCAGTCTCGGTAGCGCATGGCTAGCTTCCATAGGTGAATGTCGGCGCGTCCTTCTTCGAGCCCCAGTAAATGGGCCATTCGGACATCTGGGCGATTGCGTAGAAGAACCGGTCGCCCTGGTGGCGCGCTCGGTGGTTTTCGTCAGTGAAACGCTCTGTGCCGGTGCGGCTCCACTCAGCCATGCGGTCGATAACCGGAACGGTGATGTTGTTGCCCTCCTCGCCATTACCGGCGAAAGAGAACTTTGCCGCGTCCATCCGGCCGGAAAAGAGGATATCCGCCGCGTAATTTCCGGCCTCGTCGAACACGGCAAACATGACCTTGGCCGCCCGCCCGCGGCACCCGCGCACATTCGTCTCGGAAAGGATGTATGCATCGAGCCCGCTGAGCGTCAGCTCGACGGACATGGGCGAGCCTGAATTGTCGCTTTCCTGCGACTGGCTGACCTGTCCGAAATTGCCGACACCCAGGTAGGTGATGCCATCGATTACCAGTTCACCGGTGCCGGTGTGGGCAAAAACCATCCCGTCGGGGAAGTCGAGCTGCACTGCGTAGACTGGCATGAACTTGCCAGTGGCGATGATATCCACCACGCCTTGGCTGAAAGGGAATGCTGAGGGCATCAGAAAGCCTCCCTGAATTGATAGCTGCCATTGGCGATGACCGGCCGAACCGACATGGACCAGGTGTCCGACGTCATGCGCATCTCCGAATAAGGGTTCAGGTACTCAACTGACGCGCCAGGCGTGAGCGCCTTCCTGATCCGCTTATTGAGCGAAACGGTCAGGCCGCCCTGGGCATTCGATGAAACAGCGTCGGTGACCTCGAACATCTCGCCGGCGACAGTAAGGTAGTCGCCGGCGGAGAAAATTGCGGTGCTGGGAGTCGCCCCTGCCAGCACCATCGTTCTCGCCTGGGCGTTGCCGGTGACGACGGTGAGCGCGCCGACGCTATTGGTCCGACGCCGAGTGAACGCCGGCAGATTGAATGTCCCAAACATCCCGTCCAGCCTCCCAAGAAACGCGGATAGCTCGCGCTCTTGGGCCCTGGTGAGCAACCCAAAGGTCAGCGTGCACTGCCAATAGGCGCCCGGGTAGCCGACGATCTGCTGGGCATTCGATAGGGCCGAGGTGAACGCCCGACTGTTGTTGACGATGCCCCACGTCATTTCTGACGGGCGCAGCGAAGCCGGCCACGTGAGAGCCATGCAGTACTCCTCAAAGGCTTAGCGCCGCGCGATCAGCTGGCGGATTGTTCCGTTCATTTTCAGGTCGCGAACGACCAACTCGTAGCCGCCCTTCGCCCCCTGCATGGCCGCTTCCCTGACCATATTGATGGTTGCGTCGTCCGGAGTGCCTTGGAAGCTGAAAGACTGCCGAATCACTGGCGCAGCATCTGGTGCGGACGAGATCGGAACGACATTCGAAGTGGCTGCTGGCGTTGATCCGACATAGCCACCGTCTGCGTACCCTTTCGCGTTGGCATTCATGCGCTCGAGGAACTCACGCACTCCGGGCTGGCTAACCGCCTCCTTACGGACCACGAACTCGCCGCCATGCACCACACCCTTCGGCTCGAACTTGCCGCCGTCACCGGTATAACCGCCGTCGGAGAAACCGAACTTCGAGCTGTACCCGGCCGTCGATGCGCCGAGACTCGATGAGGTTGCACCAGCAGAGCCGGCAGCCAGTCCATTACCGGCCGCCGCACCAGCGCCAGCACCAGCGAATCCGCTAAACAGCGTGCCAAAGAAGCCAACCGCTGCCTGGCGAATCTGAATGCGGATGAGGTCGGCAATGATGCCGTCGGCCAGATCCTTGAATGACAGCTTCCCGGTCTTCACGAACTGGATGATGCCGTCTTCCATGTTGCTGAAGGCGTTCGTGAACAGGCTACGGGTTTGCCCGGCAACGTCGCGAGCCTGCTCCGAGTAGGTCTGGAATGCCGAGGAAGCGCCGAGAGACCAATCGGACTGAGCCTTGTCTACGTCCGAGTAGTACTGCTGTTGCATCGCCAGGCGGCTTTGCAGAGCGACTCTCAGCGACTCCGTCTCCTTGTCGTAGAGGCTGTCGCTGATGCGGCCTTCGTTATGCTGCTGCTCCAGCGCATCCAGTTGTGTTTGATACTGCTGCTGAATGCTCAGCTGCTCCTGCAGACGCTGCCGCTGCTGGTCACCCATGCCCATTCCGGCAAGGCTGTTGTCCAGGCCGGTCTGCGCCTTCGCCAACTGGCTTGCCAGGTTGGTCTGGAAAGCTGCGAGCTTCTGCGTCTCCTCCGTGGATATCTTCTTGAGCTGGTTTTCCTTCTCAAGCTCGGCATTTTTTTTCAGCTGGGCAGTGATCAATTCCTGGTTGGCGATCAGCGCCTTCTGGTCAGCCGTCAAGGTCTGTTTGCCCTTGATGTCGGCGAGCTCCTGCTCCCACTTCACCAACGCTTGACCGGCGGCGCCCAGCTTGTCGACTTCGCCCTTCTGGACCCCGATCAGCGAGCTCTGCTGTTGCAGCACGGCATATTGCTGGCGGGCTTGATCGAGCGCCTTCATGCCGGCGTCTTCGCGGTACTCCTTTGGCTTGGCCTGGCTCTTGTCGAATTTCGATTGGATGTCAGCTACAACCTTATCAATCTCCGCCTGTGATTTCCCTGCCTCTACGCCAAGCTTCCTTGCGTCAGCAATATCTTTCAGCAGCTTCGCCTGGTCGGAAAGCTCCTTTTTAGCCAGAGCATTCCATTTGGTATCTGCCTCAATCCTTTCCTGGTTCTTTCGAGTTGCCTCCCCTTCTGCGGCAGCGTTCTGCTGGTTGAGCGCAATGCCGGTCTTAAGCATAGCCAGGCGGCGTTCCAGGGCCTCAGTTGAGTCGTCATTGTTTCCATCATCAAGGCCAAGAGCGCTGTTGAGGCTGCTTAGGCCGTTGGATACCGCGCCAGCCAATCCGCCATCTCGGCGCGTCTTCAAAATCCGTTCGATGATTTCAATCTGTTTCGCGCTATCCGGAAACAGTTCACCTTTTATGCTTCCGTATGCGTTGCTGATAGCAGTGCCAATATCGTTCCAGTCTCGCTCAATCTCGGAAAGCGAATCTCGGTAACGCTTGAATCGAGCCTGGGCGTTCTGGTTGAGCGCTTCGCTTAGGAAATCCAGCGCCTCCTGTTTCTTTCCCTGATCATCGAGAGCTTTGATCACGTCATACTGGGAACTGGTGAGCAGCCCATACTGGGCGCTTATTTTCTCGGCTGCCTTTGTGGCGTTGTTACCCATATCGCCAAGTGATTTAGCGACCTCCGCGGAACTCTTGCCGGAGAACTCTCCTATAGATGCAGCCGCTTCAGCGAGATTCCTGAACTGCACCTGACTGAGGCCAGAGCTTGCAGCAAGTGCAATCACTGCCGCCTTCGCCTCACTCAAACTCCCCGTAATTCCGGCTGCGTTTTTTGCGATCACAGAAAGCGTGCCGGCGGTCTGGCCGGAACTTGCCGAGCCACTGAATAGGGCCTTGTTGAACGCGCTAGCCTCTTTCTCTGCGTCGTAATACACCGCAGCCAGCGTGCCAAGCGTGGCAGCGAGGACGGTGAAAGGATTTATCAGGCTAACAATGTATCCGCCGAGCGCCTTCGCCGCCGGACCAGCGCCCCCAAACATATCTTTGAGCTGTCCACCCTGTTGGAGGAATACAGTCAGCGGCGCCTGTCCACCCTGAAGCGACACAGCAATGTCAGTGAACTGCGCGGGCACGCCGCGCAACGCGTTTGCTGTCTGCTTGGCAGTGTTGCCTGTGCGTGTCAGCGAGTCATTGAATCTGGATAGTTCGTTACGCGTGGCGACGATCTTCTGCTGATACTCGGTGTAGGTATCTAGCTCAATTGTTCCCGCTTTGCGATGGCGAGCAAGCTCCTGCTCTTGTCGATCAAGTTCGCTAAACTTCTTCGTTAGCGGGTCGATTCGACCAAGCAGTAGATCAATTTCTTCCCGTTCTGATGCAAAAGATTTGGTGGCCTTGTCTGCGCCTTTGCCAGCGCTCTCCATCCCTGTTCCAACCTTCGCCATAGAACGCTGAGTCGGGATCCCTAGAGACTCAAGCTCCTCCAGGGCCCTGCGCGTATCAGCGGCCTTCTGCTCTGCGTCCCTGCTATCAATTTCAAGGACAAGGCGTGAAGTCTGAGCCATAGATTTCTCCGGGCGAAAAAAAACCCGCTCAATGGCGGGCCCTTCATTTTTTAGTGCTCAGCTCTGGAGAAGCTTCGCTTTTTCCGATTCATACTCGGCATCTGTTAACAGACCCTTCTCTCGAAGAGCGCCGAGTTTTTCGATTTTCTGAAACTTATCTTCGGTGGCAGGCGGTGCGATCACGGCAGGCGCTGCTTTAGTGATCGCCGATGCCGACCAGATCAGAGCCCCTAGCCAACCTATAAAGGTCCACCCAAGGAACAGATTCAGCAGGAAGATAGATGTGCCGTTCGGGTGGTCTCTTTTTGAAGCAATAAACGTTGGCAGAAAGTAGGCAATGAAGGCGATCGCCAACAATATAAAGCCGGCTACGGGGCTAGAACCATTTGACATGTGCACATCTCCCTTTTCGATGACATCAATCTACCACCATCTGCAGGAAGCACCAAAGTCGACCGTTGACCGATTTGGCCCAAAAGCAACATATTGTCGGCATCAATTCGAGGAGATCAACATGTCTTGGTGGAAGAACCTATTTGGCAGCGAAAGCGCCCCTGAAGCCCAAGCTCCAAAGCCGGCCATAATTGAAATCCCGCCGATCAGCGAAATTGATGATCATCTCTATTCAGAAGCCGTGAAACTTGTGCTGCAGTCCGGAAACACCTCCGTGTCGCTGATTCAGAGGACGCTGAAAATCGGTTTGGGTAGGGCAAATGGCTTTGTCGAGCAGATGGAGGCTGACCTTATTATCGCGCCCATGAACGAAGCCGGTCACCGCCGAGTCCTCAACCCTGACGAGCGCAAACGGCTAAGAAATCTTGCTGAGCAGAAGGCACAAAAGGCTGAAGTGGACCAATCGGCCAGCGCCAAGCCTCGATCCGCGCTTCGATTGGTAAGCTCAAAAAAAGACTAATCACTCGTCATTCGTAGCCAGACACACCGCATCCAGCGCAAACAGGACCTCATCGACCTCGTCACGGGGCAGCGGCGATGGGTGCGAGTCAAGCCAGTCGGAGATATCGCGCCCTGATAGCGGCAGTGGGAATGCCCCAGCCATGCCGGCGATGTATCGACGGCCCCGGCAAACGTTCCGGTACAGGTTGAGCAGGTAGGCGGTGAGCGGGTCATTCTCCGGCTCGTCCGGTATCGCCAGCTTCAGGCGCGAGTAGATCGCTCGGCGCTTCTCGCTTTCCCCGCCCCACTCTTGCTCCCATTCGAAGCGGGCGACGGCTTTCCCACCGACTCGGCCCGCTCTTCGGCGGCGTCATTGGCCGTCATCGCGCCCTCTCGCAGGACGAACACAAAGAATTCGATGTTGTTCTCGAGCAGCTCGGCGGCGACCGCCGGACTGTACTTTACTGGGTTTCCTTCGACATCCAGGACGCCTTCCCAGTCCTTAACGATGAAGCTTGCGAGCAGCATCGAGTGGTTCTGGTGTTCAGTCTTCTCGCCGGCGACAACGCCGACCTGGCCTTCTTCGAAGCGAGCGTCGTTGCGCTGGATGCGCCGCCGCATGCGCTCAAGGGCGACTTGGTATTCAGGGTTGTCGATGCCAGCCAGCAGCACCTTGGTGTCCTCGTCGAACTTTGCCCAGCGCTCGCCAGTGACCGCAGGCTTCTTTTTGCCCAGTTGCAGAGCCATGGTAATTCCTCAACGCCTCGCCAATAAAAGGGCCGCCCCGGCCGGCGTGAATGCCGTGGCAGCCAAAGGTGATGCTGTTACGCGGTGACGGTAATTGCAGCGGTACCGGTCTTGGTGACGTCCGACACGCTGGTCGCCGTGATGGTCGCGGAACCAACAGACACAGCGGTTACCAGGCCAGAGGAGTTGACGGTCGCCACGCTCGGCGCCGAACTGGTCCAGGTGACGCTCTGCGACGCTTCAGCCGGCAGGGCAGTGGCAGAGAGCTGTCGGGTAGCGACTACAGCGATCGAAGCCGTGGTCGGCGCCACCGATACGCTGGCAACCGGAACGAACGGTACGCGGGTAATGGTGGGGCTGAGCTTGGCGACGGTGTAGTTCAGCGTCACCTCGATCAGGTCGCGCTTCCCGCCGCTTGGCAGCTCGCCATCCACTTCCACGGCCGGGAAGGTGAAGGTGTATTGGTTTCCCAAGGAATCGGTGATTGGGAACACCACGGCGATTGGCGCCCGGGTAAAGGTGTTCTTCCAGATTTCCCAGGCCCGCTTCGACCAAGCCAGCGTGATGCTGCCGGTGATGGCCGCCTCGGTAGCGATGTGTGCGCCGGGCCCGAGGCTGTCGGAGCCCAAGCAGCGCTGAGTCTGCAGGCTGTTGTCGAGGTTCACGGTCATGGCCGAGACGCAGGCAACGCCTTCCAGCGACTGGCCGTTGACCAGGATGGTGCCGACGTTGTTGTTCGACAGAAATGGCGTGGTGGTTGGCGCATTCGGCGAAACGACGATCGGGGTCTCGCTGTCCTCGTAGTCCAGACAGGCCATGTTGAAGGTTGCGGCGAGCTTGCCGTCGGACGGGATGTCCAGCGCGAAGGTGGAGACGTGCGCGCCTTTGAACACCCCGTAGACGCCGACGTCGTCGTAGCCCTTGGCGATGCTGAAGGTGTGCCGGGTGTCGCCGACACTCAGCACGTTGCCCGTCCAGTTGCCGTAAAACGCGGCCTCCAGAAGCTGATCGAACGAGCCAAACGAGAACTCTGCCGTCAGGTCGCCGCCGATGTCGATGCTGGTGGCCACCGAGCCTTGGCTCAGGCGAGTGTCGGTGATCTCATCACTGACCTGGGTGTTGACGGTCGGGGTCAGCGCGTTACCGGTCAAGCGGAGCGTGTCCCAGGTGCCGGCCGGGGTAACGCCGGGCGTAACCTCGGCAATGATGTGACTTACAACTTTTGCGCCAGAGCTCATTGGAGCCTCCTATTCGCGGGCATAAAAAAACCCGCAGGCGCGGGCGTGGCAGAGGTTTTACTGTTCAGCCGGCGCGAAACCGGATGTTGACGTTGATTTGGTAGAAGCCTTCGAACTCGCCAGCCACTACTTGGCTGGCTTCCATGCATTCCAGGTCGCCGGACATCCAGTAGGCGAATTGTGCTTCGAGCGCGTCGGCGAGTTCGTTGATGGCCTTGGCGCCGGTGCGCTCCCGGGCGAAGCACTGAATGCTGATCTGCCCGGGCTTGCGGGTGTGAGGGCGGTCTGCCATGCCAGCCATAAAGGCCGAGGCGTACTGAATATTCAGCCGGCACCAGAGACCTTCGGCCGGCGGAGTGAACACTTCCGGCTGGTTCGGGTAATCGATCCGCGCCTGGTCAATGCCAGTGAAGGCGACCATGCGGCCGGTGATGAGCGCTCTGATTTGCTCGAAGGTCATGTGTAGGCCTCGGATACGCCGATGAACGCTAGGTCATAAACCCCGCCGGGCGCCTGCGTGGAATGCCCCAGCTCCAGCATCTCGCCGTAGGGGCTGTTGGTCTGGATGTAAATCACGGGGAACTTGCCGGAGGCCTTGATGAGCATGCTTCCCTTGCTGATCGTTTCGCGGCCGGACGGGTCGATGTTGTCAGTCACGGTCATGTCGGGCGCGCCGATAGATACCAGGTGGCTGCCTCGGAATGTTCCGCCGATGTAGCCCCTCCCCGCTGCCTGCGCTTTGACGAAGTAGTTCTCTTCGCGCTCGCGCTTGGTCAGCTTCTTGAAGGCTCGGTCACCGGTGCGCGCCGCGTTGCGGGCGTCGACGTTCGCGTCGTACGCATCTGCCAGCGCCACGTTCTTGGTGCGCAGCGCCACGTTGGCCTGCCAAAGGTCAGGGTTGCCGACAGGCGAGCGGTTAACCACCTCGGCGAGCATGGCGGTCGCGATTACGCGCGCCATCTGGGTGATGTCCTCACCAGCCTGATCGGCGAAGTCCGTGAGGCTATGGCTCCAGCCAGCCTTATTCGTCATCAGACTTTCCTCAGCTGGATCTCGTAATGGGCGCCCGCCGGATCGGTCTGGACGTTGACCACGTCGAAATCGTTGATCTTGTGGCCGATGTCCGGAACCCCGCCGATCGTTTCATTGGTCAGCGCGATCAACAGCTGGTCGGTGGCGCGAATGTTCACACCGTCCACCTGGGCCATTTTGAAAGCGTCGAACACCCCCCGTCCGGTGTAAGCAATCACCACGGGAGGCCCGGCCACCTCAGTGACCGGGTCCCATGTTCCTGGCAGCGTCACGCCTCCGCTGAATGGCTGCACCGCGTCCGCCAGGTCAGTGTCGAAAGCCTCGGCCAGGTCGGCCTGGATATCTTCACACAGGCCCATGGATCACCCCCTGTCCACGCGGAACGAGAAAGCGCTGGTGCGCCACGGCTGCAGCAGGCTCAAGGCGAACTGAACACCATCCGGCAATGAAGTGGTTGCGCTCGAATCTATCGAAGCGAACGTCTTGCTGGTGCTCACCGATCCGGCCTTGACCGTCTTGGCCTCCAGCGATCCCTCGGTGTGCTGCTGGTACAGCTTGCCCTCAGAAGCGACCACCGCCAGTTCGGCGCCGGCCTGCTTCACCTCGGCTGGAATGGCATCCATGTCAATGCCGACCAGGTTGAGCGAGGTCAGATAGACGTTCGCCTGCAAGACTGCGCGCGCCTTCTTGTCATCTGGGGCCCAGGCGGACCCGAGGATGGCGTCAACGTCCGCCACAGTGATGTAGGTAGCCATCTGGCCTCCGCTTGAATGGGTGGGGCTGTAGCCCCGGTGTTACGCCTTGCCCAGGTCGGCAGCCGCCTTTTCAAGCGATTCCAGGGAGGCGTTGGCGCGGTAGGTCACACCCGCATCGTCAAGTTTCGCCTTGAGGGCCGAAGCCTTGTCCTGTTCTTCCTTCTCCTGGGAAGCCGCGGCTTTCAGGCTGGAAACTTCGGAGTGCAGAGATTCAACCTCACCGGCGAAACCATCACGCTCATCCTTGATCGATGCGATACCGGCATGAATGGCGGTCAGAGCCTCGAACAGGCGAATCGGCAGTTCGCCGGCGCCCGGACGCTCCAGCGGAGCAAGGCCTTCGGCCGCCTCAATCAGCAGCACGATTCCGTCACGCTCGGCATTCAACTTGGCGATCAGCTCTTGAAGCTCGGTGCTTTCATTGCTACATGGGCCGACGACCACCAGCACCGGTGCCGGAGCAACCTGTCGCAGCGTCACATCCGGGACATCGTCAGCCTCACCCTCGCGGCTCTCCGTCACGTTCGCGTCGACGATGCGCAGACCGCGTTCTTTGGCCAGGGCCTTCACATCTTCCTGGTACTGGTGAAACGGGCCTGGCAAATACCAGGTGTTTTTATTGCTCATGTCATGTCCTCGGCGAGCCAAGCCATAAGCCCGGCTCGCTTTCATTGGGGGAGTTACTGAGCAGCGTCGCCGATCAGCGCGACACCAGCGGTGTGCTTGATCGAAGTCGCGGTCTTGTCCCAGTTGGTTCCGGTCGCCAGTTCGGCGTCGGTTGGCGACTTGCCGCCACTGGTGGTATCCCAGGTGTACCCGCGCAAGCCCAGGCCGAAGGTGTAATCCACCTGCAGCGTGGTTTCGATGCGCTCTTTGCCGTTGGTGGTGGAGACGTTGCTGATCATGTCGCGACCGTCGTGCACCAGCGCAGCACCCTGGACCAGGGACAGGATGATTTCCTTGTTCGGCGTGCCGGCCTGCATCAAGGCTGGGGCGTCGGTGACCACCGAAACCTTGCCGAGGATGTCGACCACGCGAACGTTGCCCGCCTGGAACAGCTGCTGCGAGTTGGTCAGGGCCTGGCCGATCAGCTTGTGATAGGTGGTGCCCTGCATCACCTGGGTGACAAGGTTCTGACTGGCATCACCGAACTTCGCGTGGGCGTTGTTCAGTGCAGCCTGGGTGATGCCGCCGGTGGCCGAAACGTCATTGACTGCGGTCGCCTGGGTGGTGATCGCGGCAACGAGCGCGGCAATGGCAGTGTTCAGCTGGTCCTTGAGCAGGATCTCGGCGAAGGCGCGCGAGGCAACCTCGATGCCCTGGGTGGTTGGACGCTCCAGCCAGGTCATCTGGGATGGCTCGTAGCGAACCGGACCGAAACCACCAGCAACCTTGACCGAGGAGTTCTTCAGCTCGGTCAGGTCGGTGATCGGCGCGGCGCCGTTTGCAGCGTAACGATCAACGCGGCGTTGGGCGGCGGCCAGGGTTTGAAAGAACGACTCCTGCAAGAAGTCGCCAGTGAAGCCGTCCGGAGACAGCACGATCGCACCACGGCTGGCAGCGTTGAACGCCACCAGCATTTGATCCAGCGTCTCAATGGTCGCCGGCATGATGTATTCGTTGAAAACCTGCATTTGAGACAGGGACATGGGTGTTTTTCCTTATTTCTGAGGGAGGTCTGGGAACCGGCTCGCGATTGCTGCCTGTCGTTCCTCTTTGGTGCCGCCGATGTTTCCTTTTGCGGCCCCGCCGCCCTTACCAGCACCGCCGGCCCCGCCGCCCGATGCCTTGCTACCCGCGATCAATGGACCGAACGCAGGGTCGTTCATGAATTCAGCTTTCAGCTCGTCCAGCGTGGTCGCGGAGAGCTTGCCGGCCTGGTCCAGCACCACAACGGTGGGTTTACCGTCGCGCTGCTCGACGCTCAGCCGGCGTTCGATGTGGGGAAGCAATGCCTTGGCGCTGCCTGGGATGGCGAGCGTGGTTGCGATGTCGGTGGCGGTCCGGCCAACGGTCAGATCCCGGATCTGAGTAGTCAGGGTGCCGCGCTCCTGTTCCAGCAGGCCGTTCAGCTCAGCTTCGCGGCGGTTGTATTTCTCGGACCAGGACTTTTCGAGCTCCTCGACGTTGCCCGACTTGCGCAGCGCCTCTTCGCGCTCCAGGCGGGCCTGCTCTTCGGCGTCCTTGCGAGCCTTGTCGGCTGCCTTCTTCTCGTCCAGCAGCTCCTGAACCTTCGATTTAAGGCCGGTGACGTCTTCAGGCTGCGGCAGACCCTCGATGCTCAGGACATACTTACCGTCCTTCTCGACGTACATGGACTGGATGGATTCGTCGACGCCTTCGAGGCTGTCCAGTTGGAATTTCAAGGTCATTGCTGTCTCCCAGAGACTTTGTGCAGGCCCTGCCTGCGGACATAAAAAAGCCCCACCGAATGGCAGGGCTGTTCAATCTGGTTGCTTGTTACATGCCAGCCCGCTCAAACGCCTGGGGCTCAAGGTCTTTCAACTGCTGCAATGTGAGCGTCTTGCCGTTGTCGTCGATGAACTTGTCCAGGGTCAGCTCGCCCTTGCTGAACAAGGCATAGCGATTCGGCCCGAGCACCTCGCGCTGGAAGGATGCAGGCTGTCGGGCAAGCCACTCCTGGTAGCTGGTCTTGCTCGACACCAGCTCAACACCATCGGGGCCGATTGAGGGCCTGGTGGAGCCCGGAATCTCTCGCGCAAACTCATCTTTCAGCGCCGGCACCAGCGTTGTCCGGCAACCCCAGTGATACGGAGGCTTCGGCCCGTCCAGCGGAATGATCGTCTGATCGATGCTCATGCAGAACAGCGTGGTTTTCGAATCCAGCGTGGCGACCCTGCGCATCCCTTTAAGGATGTCGTCGTTCGCCTTCAGCGTCTCCACTCTCGCCGTGCTGGCGATGTGGTTGGTCATGGTTCGCACCAGGGCCCCAGCCTGATCCTGCTGCAGTTGGTGAATGCTGGTCAGGCGCCGGCTGATCTGCTGGCTGGTTTCGCCCAGCGATGACCCAATCTGGATCTCGCCGATGATCTCGGCAGCCTTCTTGGTGCCGAACTGGTCAAGGGCTCCACTGATGCTGATGCGCTGGATGCCCTTGCGAGCCTCCAGCTCCAGAGGATCGGCCAGCGCCGCAGCCGAAACCATTTCAGCCGACGGGACATTGAGCTGCACAACGGCGCGCACCACCTTTCCCAGCATGGTTGCGTTGAACTGGGCCTCGTAGGAGGCAAAGTCGCTCAAATCAATCTGCGCCTGGCCCTTTAGGTCGTCGTAGATGCCCCGCAGATCGCCCTGGAGCGTTTCTATCTGCGAGTTGTAGCGCTTGGTCCCGTAGGCACTCAAGCCATCCGAAACGCGCTGCTTTGCTGTTTTGATTGCCCTGCTGAGGAATACGGCCACACGCTTGAGGTTTCCGCCGGCGTAGCGCTGGACGTAAATCTGGTGGCGGGTGGCCGCATCCTCAAGAAAGCCTTCACTGCTCATCGCTTGCGCCTACAGGTGGCTGGCTCGCCAGCTCTTCGTCGATCTTGTCGTCGGTCCGGTCGGCTTCCAGCACACCACCCTGGCGCAAGTTGGTGCGCACATCCGACTTCGCGATGAAGCCCTGTTGCCAGAGCTGGACCTGGGCCAGGATGTCCTGGGCGCTCATGGTTTCGTCGAAGAACGCCTGATTCAGCCAGAATACCGTGCCCTTCTCGTCCGGCTCGCCGATCATGAACCGCTCAGCGTCCAAGATGGCGCGCTTCAGGGCTTCTGACACGTTGCCGGCGATGGTGCCCAGGACCGAGTTGTCGGAGCTGTAGCGGATGCGAACAGCCTCTGCCGTCTCGGCGCCACCGCCCTGTTGGACGATCCTCGCGCCGATCATGAGCATCTGCTCTTCCTTGTCCTTCATCAGCGTGCGGGCAAGCTGGCTTTCGTCGGCCTGCAACAATACTGCCGAACCGCTCTTCCCAAGCATGTGCCCGCGGCGCGATCCGATCTGCATACCGTTCGGGTTTGCCTTGATGAACTCGTCGGCGCTGATGTCGGTTGTGATGAACAGCGTCGGTTGCGAGCTGATGAATCCGCTCTCCTCCACCGTGGCGCTGTTGCCGTAGTGAAGGATGTTCACGTCTGCCAGGTCTTCCAGGGGCGACTTGTCGATGCTGGCGTCGTTGTTCTGGGAGCCGAAGAAGCTGAAGGGGATGTGGTCGAATGGCTGCCCGGACTTGTCTTTTGGCTCGGTCTCGGCGTAATCGGCGGCGCCTTCCTTGTATACCCGCTGCACGTATTTTCCATCGATCAGCAGCAGCACGCGGTTCTGGTTGTAGGTGTCACGCGACAGTTCAGCCGGGTTGAACTCGGTCACGCACTCCTTGAGGTTCACGTACACCAGGCGCTTGACGCCATCGATCACCTGCTCATCCCAGTCGATGATCGACAAGGCGTCGTAGAAGTGGATCAAGGCACGCTTGGTGCTGAGGTCGGCCATCGAGGAGACGCCACTTTCGGACGTTACCGTCGGGAAGTCGACCAGGAAGCCGCCGCGCCCAGTATCCAGGCACTCGCCAACAGACTCCTTCGAAAGCTGCTCAAGGCTGGTCCCGTCGCCGCTGGCGTTCTCTTTCAGGTACTCAACGGCAGTCGGCAGGGTCAACTCAGCGGTCTTGCGGAATACTGCACCCATCAGGCCAGTCCGCGTACGCCCGGTGACGTTGAGGAACATCGCCCGCTTCTTGTACTGCTTGAAGCGAGCCAGGTTCTCCGGCGTTTTGTTCTCCGGGTCCGGCATCGGCAGGTATTCGTCGTGCTTGCGAACCTCGCGTGCGCCTGCAACGCAACGCTTCACCAACTGCCAGCCAGCCAGGGCTTGCGCGTACTCTGCCCGGGGAATGCTGTAATTCGCCATATTGGCCTCAGAAAGTGAAGGTGACAGGGATGTTGGTCATGGCGACGCGCTTGGTCTTGGCTACAGCGAAGTACCGGAATGCATCGGACGGGTGAGACGCCCAGTCATGGAGCGGCTTGTCCTTCCAGCAGCCCTTCTTGTCGTCCCACTCTTTGCGGTAGTTCTCCAGGGCGGTGATCCCCTCTTCGCACTTCGATTCGTCGAATGCGCAATGGGCCAGGATCTCGCGGGCCTGGTCGATACCGTCATCGACGCCGATTTTCGGCACGACCTGGAACGTCATACGGTAGTGCTGGCCGTCGATCTCGTAGCCTTCTCGGGCCATTTCCCGCCGAGTCTTGGCATCACTGCCAAACTCGCGGTTATCGATGTCGTGCGGCCCCCAGTGCTCGGAGTAGGTGTGGCCCTTGTCTTTCAGCACCTTCATGTAGTGCCGCAGGCCTTCTCCGCTGTTCTGGTAGAAGTCGATGACGTGGTACTCGTTGCCGACCTGGCGCACGAACCAGATGGCCGTGGAGTCCCCGACGCCGATGTCCCAGAAGGTCATCACCGGCAGGTGGCTGTTGTCTGGCAGCGTGCCTATGCGCTGAGCGGCATACAGCTTGGTGAACTGTTGGGCGTAATACGCGCCCTCGATCGACTGCTGGAAGGCTTCAACCGGAATCGACGGATATTCCTGCTTCATATCGTCGCCGAGGGTCTTTTCCTTGGCGGCGTACCAGGCGCGCTGGCCCGGATTGGTGTCGATGCCGTGCTTGGCGAACAGTTCATTGAAGTAGTCGGTCAGGCGCTGCGGGATGACCGCTTCAGCAGGGTCCAGCCAGTAGGCCTTGTTCTTCCACCAACTGAAGAAGAAAAACTTCCAGTCCAGCTTGCCAAGCGGCGTACCGGACAACTGCTGCTTCTCGGCGCTCTGCGAATAGTCGAAGAAGTAGCCGGCCCGGCCCTCTGCCGTCGATTCAATCGTGACGAAGCAATCGGTGGCTACGGCCTCGAAGGCGCCGGTGACGATCTCGCGCGCCTTGTGAGGAAACTTGGCGCATATCTTCCCGAACTCGGAAACGTGCAAGTAGCGAAGCGTGCCGCCCCGGAAGGACGTGGAAACGTAGATCGAGCCGCCTTTGCTGAACACCAGCTCGCCGGCGGCATCGTTACTCGCCGGGTTGGCGGCGCGGATCTCTTTCGGCAGGTTGTCGTAGGCGTACTTCACCTTCTCCCGGAACAGACGCTTGGCGTCGTTCAGGGTGTGAGCGATCAACGCGCACTTGGCCGACTCGAACAGAGCGGCGTCCAGCTGGATGATGCAGCACTCGGTGGTGAAGCCGAGTTGTCGAGCCTTCAGGATGATGTTGCGGGTGTGCATCCCATCGAAGTATTCAATCTGCTCATCCGTCATCCGGAAGCGGACTTTCTTGCCCTGCTTGTCGGTGATGAAGTAGAGATTGTTCAACCGCCAGCGCTTGTCCCGGAGCAGCTTCATGTGCTCGGGCTTCATGTCAGGCGTCCTTCGATAGTTCGTCCATCATTTTCGATAGCTCATCGGCTTCGTCCGTCTTCTCCTTCTCATCCAGGCTGTATGCCTGACGCTCCAGGACCTGCAGGTTCTTCATCGCAGAGGAAAGCTGGAACAGTGTTTTGGAGTTGCTGGGCAGCGCCACGGCGGCGAGCATCGAAGCCCGGCGCATCCCGTTGCTGTCTTCGGAGGTTTCCGCCTCGATGTCTTCTTCGATCTCTTCTCGACGCTGGATGGTGGACAGCAGATCGTCCATCAGCAGGTTCGCAAGGTTCGTGGCTTTGCGGATGTCTCGCCGATGGCTGCGAACCACCCGGGCGCCTTCCTCGGCGGCCTCTTCGATGATTTCAGCATCCAGTTCGCAGTTCGCGCCTTGATCGTTGCGAACCTCTCCGCGAACCAGCTTGCTGCGAACCTCTTTGCGCACCTGGTCAGAAAGGTCTCTCGCCCATCCAAGGGCTTTGGCCTTCTTCCTGATAGCGGTGTCACTCACGCTTTGGCGCTCTGCGATAGTTCTGATGGAAAGCGAACCAGCCCGGTAGGCACGTTCGATTGCCTCCCAGTCGGGTTGCTTGGTTGCCATAAATTGTCTCAGGTGCACCTAAAGGAGGGATTGAAATAGTGGCGCGTTGCCGGTATGTGTAGGGATCAAATCATCAGCAAGGAAAGCAACATGGCTATATCGGAAAACGCAAAAGTCGCCATCCAGACCATTAAGGGTAATCCCCCCTTGTCCAGGTCAAGCGCTGTCGCAGCAGCTATTGGGCTGATAGCACTACAGGTCCAAGCAGGCAAGGTGGATGATTTGGGGAAGGCGCTAGACGAACTTTCCAGCTTGGCGACAAAGATTCAGAGCGCCGCAACGTAATTGTTTAGTGCCGCACTCACCTGCGGCACATCTACCCCGCCTTACCCTGATCGACGACCAAGGTTCGGATCGTGCCACCGGTGTAGATGTCTCGCTTCGTGGCGGCGCGCACTGCTTCTTCCGCACTAGCGCCCATATCCATCGCAGCCAGGGCATATGGGGCACCACTGCCAATCGCGTCAGGGTTGTCCAGATCGAGATCCTGCTTCCAGATGCCTGTCTTGTCGTCATGGCCGACCATCATCAGCTTGCCGCCATCGACGACGTAACCTGAGCACTCCACAGGGACTGGGGAAGGCGTCCCGAAGTAGGCAGCGATCAGAGCCTTCTCATCGCACACGGCGCCCGACAAGAGGAAGCTGACCCCGTCGACAAGCTGGCACTTCGAGCAATCGTCAGAAACGATGGAACCGCTTCGGGTCTGGCGACCGTCATAGGCGATCACGCCGTCTTTGTAGGCAATGGTGGTCATTCTGGCTCCAGTGTCGCGACACAATTTGCTGATGCGCGAAACGTGTCGCGCTTTACCGCTTCTTCTCGCAGCCCATGCAGTGCTCGCAGTTCAGGTGCCTACATAGCCAGGCTTTGACCCGCTGCCAGTACGTGACCATGAACAGATGACGGATGCCAGCCAGGGCCAGTGCGATGTGCAGGGTCAGCCCGGCAGTGGTCGGGCCGAACAGGAAGCTGTCATGCCGGGTAGTGACCACGTAAGCGCTGATGGCGATCGTCGAGTAGATCAGCTTCCCGAGGATGCCGTCCCTCACCTTCCCGCTCACCACGCACCAGAACGCCCACAAGGCGATCATGCCGCAGGCGATGGAGTTGATCAGTTCAAGATTCATGGTGGATTGCCTCCCCCGAACCGCTGGCGGATGAAGGCCCAGAGGTCAGCGGCTTTTATGGCCCGGGTGATGGCGGCGATAAGCGATCCGCCAAAGGTCCCCAGAAGGAAGCCCACGCCGGCCACGCTGCGCGGCTCGACCACTCCGAAGTAGGAACTGATCAGGCCCGTCAGGTAATGGGCACAGACAGCACCCGAGAAAATGAAGATGGCCCAGGCCTTTCGGTCTACCAAGTCATCGCGGTGCCAGAAACTGGCGGCGATTGCGCCGAGCAGTCCGGCAAAAGCCCAGTCGAGCTTATCGAACAGGCGCTGTAGAAACTCCATGCGCTCGACTCCGTGGGCATGACTAAAAAGTATCTCCAGGCGCATAAATACATTTGCATGGTTATGCGCCTGGAGGTATAATTACCTCATCAACTAAACAAGGAGATGGAGGTGCAAAGCAGGCAGTTGATAAAGGAGCTTGAAGCCGCTGGATGGGTTCTAGATCGAGTAACCGGAAGCCATCACATGTTCAAGCATCCGAACAGACCCCAAACGGTTCCAGTGCCACACCCGAAGAAAGACCTACCAATCGGAACCGTAAGGGCAATCAAGAAACTAGCCGGGCTGATGTAACCCGGCTTTTCCCTTTGCACCTCCAGAGGAGATACATATGCAATACCCAATCTGCATTGAGTGGGGCGACGAGAGAACCGCTACCGGCATCCAGATTCCTGACATTCCAGGGGCAATTACAGCCGGCGACACATTCGAGGAGGCGTACAGCGCCGCCATCGAAATCGCGCACATCATGCTGGAAGAGCTGGCGGGTTCCGATAAAGGCATCCCGCTCCCAACCTCTATCAATACCCACCGGAACAATCCCGAGTTCGATGGTATGGGATGGGGCATGCTGGAAATCGACATCACGCCCTACCTCGGTAAAACCGAGAAGGTCAACGTCACGCTGCCTGGCTATGTAATCCAGCAGATCGACCGCTTTGTTCGCGATCACAACATCAAAAGCCGGTCGTCTTTCCTGGCCGATGCAGCCATGGAAAAGCTGGGGCGGTAACAGCTTCAGCAGTAGCTGAGGCCCTGAATAGGTGCGCTCGTCTTTCCGAGCTGTCCGCCAAAGGCCTTCGCAACGTCGACGCCCTATTGCATCGATCTCGCCGCTCCAGTCTCGCGCCACCCAGAACAGCATGAGGGTCAGGGTCCGCGGGCTGCCGGTGTTTTTCCGTACGCCGCACTGTCCGGCTAATCGGCGTCCAGGTCCTCCCGAAGGCTGTCCTGGCTACAGGTGAATTCGGGCATAAAAAAACCCGACTCAGGGCCGGGTTTAGTCGAGGCTGAAAGCCTCAGATGGAGCGGGGAACTGCACCAGCAGCGATGCAGCTACACCAGATGGCAGATACCACAATTGCAACAGGCTTGAAGAACATTCCAGCGATGTCGGTGATTTCAGTCATCTTTCTACCCTCATCCACGAACAAAAAAACTGTCGCGGTCAGCATTTCTGGTGTAACGGAAAGCACGGCCATGAAGACCGCCAGTACAAACAGCGATGCCATCTGGGTAGCTGGTAGAGCTGCCGGAATCGAACCGTTCGCCCCCCGAAGCCATTTTGTCACTCCTCGATACGCGCAGGAATGACAGGATGGTTGAATAATGCGACATGGCGACATGACATTGCAAGCCCTTTTGAGGGGCTATTTCATGCCGCCTCGTTTTCCAGCACTCCGGCGATCTCAAGCATGCGCTGCGCATCCATCAACGCCTCGTCCACAATCCCCTCCAAAGCATCCTTGATCGCCTTGTTCCAGCGCTGATAGGTTCGCTCCGTCAGGCCCTGGCTGTCCCAGTTGGTCATATCGTAGTTGGACGCCGCCAGGACGATCATTTCCCCGGGACGAGCCTCGGCGACTGCCTTTGCGTGACGGTTGGCGCGCTCCACCGCTTCTTGGGCCGCCTTGTTTCGCCAATCCCACTTCCCCTCGGCGTCTTCGATCTTCTCCGGCGCGGCGGCCTGGCGTACCTGTCGCTGGATACCCTTCACTTGCTGCGGGACCGCCCAGACCAGGACGGCCTGTTGGGTGAACCGCTGGGGCGCCGGGCTCTTGATCGCGCAAACGAGTCTGCCGATCGAATCGACCTTCCGCCCTTTGTGGGTGCTGTACTTGGCGACCAGAGCGTTCCACTGCCGTGGCGTGAGTTGTGCGTGAAGCAGCTTGTGGACGATGCAGTCAACCAGCAGGGTCGCATCCTTGCCGGTGATCTCGCCCTTGAGCTTGCTGGTTTGCACCTTCGGCTCGAAGTCGCAGCCGCCGGCGGAATTGATGGTCTCGGCGGCCAGGGCCCGGACCACTGCGGAAATCACGTTGCGATAGATCATGCGGCAGTCCTCTTGAGTTCGCGGGTCTTGGCCCGGTATTCGGCCTTGATGGCCTTGATTTCTTCCACGGCGTACTTGCGGGCCGGGTGAGCCCCTTCCAGCCAAGCCACCAGGTCGGCACCGATGCGCAGCACCAGGCGGATGCGGTACTCGACTGCATTGCCGGAAAGGTTGCGGTTGCACTTCACGCACTGGCGGTGGATGTTCAGCGGCTCGAAGCGCAGCTCCGGACAGGCGCCAACGGATCGGTAGTGGCCGGCGTCCCATCGGCTGCCGGTCATCAGGTCGTTGTCGTTCGGCGTCGAGTCGCAACTGATGCAAGGCAGGTGCGCATCGCGTTGGCGGACGTACTCGTTTACCGCGGCCTGGGCTTCGCGCAGGTGATCCGCCCTGCTCTTCAGCTTCTCCTTGCGCACCTTGATCTCCCGGCGCTCGACCTGGGCCAGTTCCTTGCGCGTCTTCTCCTGCTTAGCTCGGGCGAGCGCGACACCGCAGTCCGGAGAGCACCAGGACTGGAAGCTTGCCCTCGGGACGAATGAGGCCCTGCACGTTGCGACGGCGCACTTTTTCGGGCGGGGCTGCTTTGCTGTGAGGCTCATGCGGCCACCCCGAACATATCCAGTTGCCCGCGCGGCGCGTCGAGATAGGTCTGCGCCCGACGGTGAGCCATATTTTTTCGGAAGGCGGCGCGCTCAAGGCGACGATCAGCAGGACCGGTGCCGTTGTAGCGCATGAAGGCAAGGCTCGAGCGGGCACGATCCGACCAGAACCGGCGGTTTGCTTTCGGGCACAGACTGATTTCTTCGAGAGTGGTCATGCTGCCGCCTCCCACTGCTCAGGCATCTGCCCTTTCGGTTCGCTCCAGACCACACCCTTGTCGGCGCCGAAGGCGTACATGCATTCGATCACGTCGCCGAGCTCGGCCACGCTCATGCGCTTGGTGCTCTCGCCCAGCATGACTACGCCGCCGTTGATGCCCTGGGCCATGCGGATCTCCTGGCGGGCTGCTGCGGTCATGAGGGCCTTCCAGTCCTCGCTGTCGAGCTTCTGCATCACACCATTGACCGGCCAATCGACCTGGCGGGAGATATCGCCCAACATCGCCCAGAGCTTGGCGTTCTGCTCCAGGGTGCGGCGGGACTTCACCGGGCGGACGATGATCTCCACGGCGCCGGCGGCGGAAAGCTCAGTGGCGAACAGGTAGGCCAGGCGGAACACATCGCGGATGCGGTTCGAGCCAGTCGCCCAGTAGTGGCGGGGTTTGTGGATGACATTGCTCATCGCTTGGCCCTCCCCTCAGCCAGGAAATCACGGAGGTCTTTCTCGATCCCCAAGTGGTCCAGGTAGACGGCTACAAACACGCTCGCCAGGGCGGCGATGATGAAGTCCTCGCTGACCAGCAGCGAAAGGCCGATCAGTATCAGGCCGATAACTGTGAAGATGACGCTGAGGATGCTGAATGCATTCATGGCTGCTCTCCCTTGCCCATGGCGGCGTCGATGGCCGACTCGGTTTCCGTGCGACCGGGCATGGTGTCGAACTTGATGAATCCAGTTTCAGCCGGATATGCGGCTTTTTTGTCAAGGATGATGCTGGCGTTTTTGAGCAGCCACTGAAAGCGCTCGGCATCCTTGCGATACGCTTCAATGGTCGTGTATTGCCTGTCGGCTTCCCGGGTAAGCGAATCAACCTCTGCCTTGAGCTGGTCGACCAAATTAAAATTCGGCTTCTCGCCAAGGGGCGGCTTCCAAAGCTCTCCGCCATTGTCCGTGTAGCGAAGTTGGCCCAGCGTTCTGGCGGCAGACTGCAAACGCTCGTTCTCCGCCAGCAGCTCCAGCGCCACCTCCTCAAGCGTCTTCTCGCCCAGGAACTCTTGCAGCGCCTCAGTGTTGCGATTCCAGTCTGCGCAGTCGGCACGGAATGACGCAGCCTCAGCCCACAGCAGCTTCTGGAGTTTTTGTTTGTCGATGGTCATGTCCGTTGCTCCCGGGACTTCCTTCCAAATTTCGCCATCAGCTGAGCCCGTGCCGCTGCACCGCTGCATGGGACGGCCTGGACTTCCAGCAGGCGCGCCTGGCGCTGGTTGGCGTATTCCTCGGCGCGCTCCAGCTCTGTCTTCTGGCTGTCGTGGCCGATGCCGACGGCGATCTTCCCGTCCAGTGGCTGGCCCTCCTGGGCGCGGCGCAGGATCACCTCGTAGTTGCGCTCGAATCTGGCGCGCAGCGATTTGTCCTCCTGCTTGGCGGCGCGTAGGTCGAACAACCCCGTGGCCTGGGCCGCAAGCTTCACCGCTTCGTGGCTGTAGGTGCCCATCAGCGCCTCAACCCACGCATCAGCGGAGACAGGCATGCCGAAGTCTTCAGGGCTTGGCGTGCACATGGCGATGAACTCACCGACGCTCGGCGCGAATGGCTTCTTGAGCCGGCGGCACTTCTGGATACCGAACTCGATCTGCTCCAGCGTGCGAATGCCCTGGGCGGCGAACTCCTTGATCCACTCCTCCTTGGCAGCGGCCAGGGCCTCGGTAGACGGCCACGCCTGGCGCCAGGCGGGGAAGATGCCGCGCAGCCGGCGGAACAGTCCGTTAACCACTTCCGTGGTGTCAGGTGTCACATGGAGCTGCTGGGGCGCTTCTACGGCCGGCAGGTTGCCCATGCTTGCCATGAGCTGGTTGATGGGCTTCATGGGCTCACCATGAGGTTCTGCGCCCAGGTCTTGTCGTCGAAGTCGGGTTCGTTCGACTGGCGGCGCGGCGCGAATGGGTGGATGTTGCTGGCGACGTCGGGAATCTCATCCTCCCAGCGCTTACCGTTCAGCCAGGTCGATGGGTGCGGGATGTACTGGCCCTTGTCCTTCAGCCAGTCAGGGGTCAGCACCTGCTTTGCCAGCGCCGTTGCCATCAGGTCGAACAGTTCCTGGGTCACCTTCAGCTTGCCCCAGGCCTTCTCCGCTTTGTCCTTCCCGACCTTGCGCGGGTAGAGCTTCCAGAACTTTGGGAAAAGGTCCTTGCTCACCACCGGAGCTGGCGACGGAAGAAGGGAATCAGGAATCAGGAATCCGGAATCAAGAGAGAGGGAATCAGCAGGGAAAGAACCATGCTCGCCTGGTGTTAGCACCGGGCTTGCACCAGTCTTTTCCTGGCAAGGCTCTATCTCGGGCATTGCAGGGATGGCGCTCTTGGCTTCCTTGACGTGTGGGTTCTGGTGTTTCGCCCAGTTGACGATCTGGATCGCCTTGAATGATCCAACGGTGTACCGGGTGATGAACCCCAAATGATCCAGGTCGGCGAGCATCTTTTCGATGTCGACATTGTCCGCCGGGAACAGGGCCATTTTCAGGCGCCGTGGGCGATCTTCCAGGCGCCCTTCCCGATCAGCCTCGGTCCACATGCCAATGAAGAGTAAGCGGGTGGCAAAATCCACCTCGGCCAGGTGTTCGTTCGAGAAGAACCCCGGCTTGATATTTCTGGATCTGGCCATCATTGGGCCTCCGTGGCGTTCTGGGCTGCGTCGTAACGCTCGACCGCACGAACTGCCAGCTTCAGCTTGCGCTTCGCGGTGTTGGCGGCTTGTCGGGCATTACAGCGAGCAATGTAGAGGTCGCGAGTCGCCTCAATCACCGGAAGGAATTGTTCAACTTCCGGGTTTATCGGACGGTTGTCGTGGAATGGTCGGCCGTTCTCTTCGAAAAAGTCGTAATAGCCCTGGTCAAGGGCTCGATGCGCTTCGGCAGAGTTGTCCATGGCGTACTGGTGAGCCAACGCACGGTCGGCAACGCGCAGCATCAACTGGAGTCGTTCGGTGGTTATCACAGCGCACCCCCGAGCAAGTCAGCATCACGGCGCGCCCAAAGGGCCTGGAGCTTCGTCAAGCCCTTCCCTGTTACACGGGGCGTGGAAACGGTCGTCTTGCCGTTCTCGGGGTGCTCGAAGGTGCTGAGCTTCGCAGTCAGGTAGCCGGACTCAATAGGGCCTTGCATTGGCTCGTTCTTGCGGAGAGTTACCCACCGACGCTGGCGCAGGAATGCCATGAGGCGGTTCTGGCCGGTGCCGATCAGCTTGGCGGCCTCGGCCACCGAGTAGGTTTCGTGGGTGACGGTAACCGCATCGAAGAAAGCAGCCTTCGGCGCGTCGGCAGCCACCTTCTGCTCGAGCATCAGGTTTTCGTGGGAGAGCTCGGTATTGTCGGCCTCCAGGGAAACGACCTTGCGAACGTTGTCGGTCAGCAGGGCCAGAAGAACCTTTGGGTCGTTGAGGCTGGCGATGTCGAAGGCGGGCTTGGCCTGGGAATCCTCAAGCTCGTGAAGCCGGCGGATGACCTTGTGGCGAAGCGGAATGCTGTAGCCAGTAACCAGGGTTTCGGTCAGCTCACGGTCCAGATGAAAGCAAGGCATCAAGCGCCCAGACCCATCCAGATAGGTGCCCCCAAATTTGGGGTCAGTGATTTGCAGCTCGGAGAGCATATTGCGGATGTCGCGCATGACGTGGTCATGGCGCTTCCCGGTCAATTCCGCGATCTCGCGTGACGACATAGTGGGTCGCGACACGTTTTGCGATACGTGAAATTGTGTCGCGGATTGGTTTGAGTTGACGACTGATTGGGGAATAGGCATTATTCGCTCCAGACATTAGTTGTATGTGCTGCACAAGAAGCCGGGATTGCGCCCCGGCTTTTTTGTGCCTGCGGTTTGGGTTTTCTATTCAAGGGCTTCATCAGGGCCTCCCTTTTCCGGGCCTATTGAGTCCTTCGGCGGGTCACGCCGTGTTACCGGCAGATTCCGAAGCTTTCCGGAACCCTTTGGCCTGGTCTTCTCGAAGAAACGCTCCGCTCCAAGCTTTGCGGCGTACTCGTCAGGCGTTACGCCTGCCGCTTTCGCCAGCCGTTCAAGCTTTTCGTAAAGCCCTCCATCGATCCCATGGCAGATCGTGGTTTCAGGCACAGGGCCTCCTGTAGGCCTTCAGGCCATGTGGCGTTCATCGGTAACATCGCTCTCGACGATGCTTTCCAGCTTCTCCTCGACGCACATGCGCACGAATACCGCGAGCTGCAGCTTGTGCAGGCGGGCCACGGCCTTTAAGGCCTCATAGGTTTCATCGTCATAGCGGGACTTGATCTCCCGGTCTTTCAAGTGGCGCGTGTCGTCGTATGCCATTGGTGAGGCTCCTTGGTTGTTCGAAAGGGTTAGGCGGCAGATTTCTGGGACGGGAACGGACGCTGCTCTTGTGCCGACAAGCTGCCGTCATCTTCGAGGGTCACGTACACATCACGGCCTACGCGGATCGCCTTGCTGAGGGCGCCCTGCGTGCAACCGAGCAGTTGCGCGGCCTTTGTATGGCCGTGCTCTTTGGCAAATTCGGTAAGTGGGATTCGGCGCATTGCGGCGTCCTCTGCGTAGATTTCGCCACAAGTATGACCGCCGGTATTGTTGATAGTCAATACCGGCGATATTGGTTAAGGAATACCGTGGGTAATAACATCACTCAATGAAAAAAGACTCCCGACGACTACCGCTATCAGACTGGCAGTTGCAAGACAGCGCCCGCCTGAAATCCCTGTTCCAGGAAAAACGTGGGGAGCTGAAACTCACGCAAGAAAAACTTGCCGCTGAGTTGGGCGACGGCGTCACACAAGGTGCCGTCAGTCACTTCATGAATGGGCGCACCGCGTTGAGCGTTAACGCTGCTGTGGTTTTTGCGAAGGCTCTCCAGGTCCCGGTGTCCGATATCAGTCCGACTCTGGCTGCCCAGATCGAGAAGATGGCCGCTTCGCTCCCTGATATGCGCCCCACTCACCGAGAGACGGAGGACATGCGAATTCCTCCGCGCAGCTTCGACCTTCAAAACGAGCCTGGGTATACCGGCGTGATGCAGTTGACTGCCCGCGGCTCGGCTGGCCCTGGCGACGACAACCCTCACGTAGAGATTCGTGGCGTCATGGCGTTTAAATCGTCCTGGCTGCGTGCGAACAATCTCAACCAGCGCCACCTGGACGTCATCTATGCCAGCGGCCACAGCATGGAGCCAACAATCAATGATGGTGACGTACTACTGGTGGATGAGTCCAAAGTCGAGCCGAAGGACGGCCAGGTTTTCGCCATGCAGAGCGCGACCAAGGGCACGATTGTGAAGCGCCTGGTTAAGTCCGATATTGAGGGTTGGATCATTCGAAGCGACAACGCCGACAAAGCGCGCTATGGCGATGAGGTATTGCGCGATGGCGAAATAAACGAGGTTCGCATTATCGGTCGCGTGGTCTGGCGTGGCGGGATGCTTTGACTTTCTGAGGATAGGGATTTCCGGTGATGAAATACAAAGCAGACAGCCAGGACTGGTCAGATATCGACATCATCACGCACTTCAAATTCTGCGCGACCATGCAGCTAAGAACACCTTACTGCGTTCTAGACCGACATAACGAGACGTACTGGGATCGCACCGCTCCCCCGCCAATTTTCTTTAGGGAGGCCTGGCAGGGAATATGGGTCCCACAAACAAACCTGTCTGATCGCATGGCTAGCGGATCGATGATGGCGTCGGAGATTGGCCCCATTCCTGCGCATGGCGGCGACTTCCTTCGCTTTCTTCTCGAGATCAGATACCTGGCCGAAAACACCAGCGGTCCTGAGCGGCGCGTCACCGCGATAGAAAACGAATGCAGAAGAGATATCTGGGCAGCCTTCGTTGCCAAGCTGGGCGGTCCGTCCATGGTCGGCTCTCGATTTTATGATCGAGTGAAAAAGAAATAGCGGCGTCGGTCACTACCTCAAACTTTCCAACTTAGGCCCGCCAAGCGCCGACTTTTTTGTATCTGCCCCCTCCATACCAACCAATGGTGGCCTCACGCCACGAATGGTAAAGTGCTGGCTCAAACGGGAGGGATCCAATGAAGTCGAAGATCGCATTTTTTGCCTTGGGCATTTGCCTGGCTGGCACCGCGCTTGCCGCCAAGAAAACCGCTGAGCCAGCACCATGGACCAGAGAGCCTGACAGCTTCATGGGTGTTAGCTTTAACAAAAAGCTCGAGTACTCTCTCCCGGCCTGCCCGAAAACTTATGAGGCTCGCGGCGAAATGTGTAGAGAGGAGCCCTATCAAACCTATTATCGGATCCAGCACGGTCCGGAAATAGGCATCGGGTATCAGTTGGGGATCATGGCGTCCAACAGCGTCGTGGACTCTTTTTATCTGACCACCAATCCTGATCGCTTCGAAGACCTGGTGGCTATATTCATCAAAAAGTACGGAGAGCCTTCTCAGCGCATCCCGCAGACAGTGAAAACTAAAGGCGGAGCCGAGTTTAAGGATGAATTGCTGCTGTGGAAGGGCAAGGCCGTAACGATCGTCATCAAGAAATACGACGGAGATATCAACACCACGTCCGCATCGCTGCAAAGCAATGCATCCACAGAGCGCAATGCTCAGGAGAAAAACTCCGGCGTAACAAGCGGTGCCAGCAAGCTTTAACAAAAACCGTCCTCCACCGAGCCCGCCGCCGAGCGGGCTTTTTTACGTCTTTTGAAAAATACATGACCGGCGGTATTGACCACATACAATACCGGAGGTATTGTTCATCCATCGAGACGCCGCAGCGACTCGCCAGGGCCTCAACAGACCCGCCGCTCTTTAACAGCTCAGGATCCTCGCCATCGACTACCCCGGGTTTCATCCGGTAAGTGCGAGCAACAAATAGTCGATGCCATGCCAGCTCTGGAACTGGCCGTGCTCACCAGATGTGAGTACGCGAAACCACGCAAGCCGATCTGCGAAGAACACCGGACACGAAATGTGTGACGCAGGTTAGAGATATGAATCGGGCGATGCGCGTGGTGGAGATGAAACACCGAATTCAAGAATTAGCGGGCCCGATAGCTTCGGCTGGGACCGCCGGACCTCATGCACCCTGCCCCACTCAGTCAGGGCATTCAGAGCTGTAGCGTGCATGTTGTAAGGACCTGCGATGCATGGCGGATAGATGCTGTTTGACGCCGTGCGGAGGAAGCTCGAAGCCCACACCGAAGACGACCGGCCTGCCCTGCAATCAGCAGCGGGCACCAGGCCAAGACCGCTGACGCAACACACCCGTTCTGTCGCCAGTAGCGAGACCGGGCACAGATGGCCCCCTGCTGTTTCAGGTCGGCCATCTGGCTTTACAAATGCCTCTCACACCCCGGGAGGTATTTGAAAGCCAGCACCTCAAATCAACTTGGAGAAGCACATGAAAATTCTTGCTCTGCTGGGCTTTGTCGTTTGGATGGTCGCCGCATGGTTCACGCATCTGTTCGTGTGCTTCAAGGCTGCCAGCTGGGGCTTCCTGATTGCCGGCGCGATCTTCTTCCCTGTGGCAGTTGTCCACGGCACGGGCACATGGTTCGGAGCCTGGCAACGATCAACCAGCGCCACGACAGCCTGTCGTTAACTGCCCGATCCTCTCTATGAGAGAGCATCGGGGTGTGATTTGTGGATCGGTTCGACGGTATGAAGGCCGGTATCGCCACAGATATGCAGCGTAAGGCGACGGGCGCCCGGTAGCCGAACGCATAAGTCTTCCAGGTTCGATTCCTGGGCAGATCACACCCCGATGCGACCCAACATCCCCGACAAGGAATAACCCCATGCAAGCAAATCAACTGACCACCTACACCCGTGGCGACCTGATGATCAGCAGTCCTGATGAATCGATGGTGCTGAAACTGGCGACCTTGTCGATGGGCGCTCAGCCTACCCCGGCCACTTTCTCGGCCCCGGCCATCGGCGAATACTGGCCCGGCCAGGGCGGTGTGAATGCCGGCCTGATGCGCGGCGAGAACGGCACTCCAGACTACTGGCTGATCGTCCCTACTCACGAATCGGTCAAGGGCAAGAAGCTGGCCTTTGGCGGCTATGAGGTGGATGAGCCGGAAGCAGCCAGTCGCCGGGATGGCCTGGCGAACACGCTGCACCTGGTTGAAGGCTCCGGCCAGAAACACCCGGCCGCCCAGTGGTGCGACGACCTCACTGTCGAGGGCCACAAGGATCTCTACCTGCCCGCCATCGACGAGCTGGCCCTGTGCATGGCGAACGTGCCGGAGTTGTTCGATAAGGAATGGCACTGGAGCAGTTCGCAGCGCTCCGCCCACTACGCATTCGGCATGCTCTTCGCTGATGGCTATCAGGTCAGAGCGGCTACGGCAAGGACGACGAGCTCCGCGTCCGCCCCGTCCGCAGATTGCCTATTCATTGATCCATTTATTGCTTTTCATCGCAGGTGAATCGCGGTGCTGCTCAGGTACGAGCGGCAAGGCCTGATACATGCCGGGCAGTGCCGGCCGCCTGCTCCAAATTGGAGATAGACATGCTCCAGATATTCCTGATCGGCGCAGCGCTCAGCCATGCGCGGCCAGAACCGCCACCTGATGACGGCCTGCCAACCGATCCACAGCGCTTTCACCGTGAGCGCTGGCGATGTACCGAGGGTCAGCGTTCGTTCTGGCGCACGCTGCCCCGATCCAAATACTCGACCTGAAGCTGCATCATTCGAAAAGGCCTTTCTGTCGAGTTGGGCCTTTTCACTTCTCGCTCCCACAGGTCACCGACCAATCCCGCATGCACATGACACCGCGCCCAACGGCAACCAGCGGAAGGATCGTGTGCAGCCGGAATTTGTTGGATCAACCAAATGGAGGTCGCCATGGCAGCCACAGCCGAATACGCATGCCTGCGGTGTAAGCAGCCGTTCATTGCTCGCACGGCAGACCGTAAACGCGGCTGGGCCCGCTACTGCTCGAAGTCCTGCAAGGCGGTATTGCAAGAAGCCCGGACAGGCCAGAACTCCGCCTACCACCAACGCCAGAGTGATGGTGATGGAGTCCCGCAGAGTAGGCGCGGCGACAAGGAATGGGATGACCACAACGACATCATGGATGGGATATCGGACTGGGACTACGGCGCCAGCGATGGCGGCTTGAATTAATCAACTCGCCGGGAGGCAACCATGAACGCATCACTGAAGATTTGTCAGGCCATGCACGACGCGCAGTTGCCTCCGATGGTGAGCGAGAGCCCTCGGGAGGTTGATCGGGCTGAGTGGCTGTACAACGCGGTCGAGAGCCTGTTGCAGGGTGTGGATGTGAAGATCCGGCGCCGCTGGCATCAAGCGCGGGTCGTCGCGGTGGCCGACCTGGCCCTGGCCGCGGATGAGCATGTGAACAGCCGGCTGGCGGACTGCAAGGTCCACGCCCCGGCGCTGGGCTGGCTGCTGCTATCGGCAGATGGCCGGGCCGACAAGAACGCCGTCGCCGAACTCCTCGGCCCCAGCGACCACCCCTTCGGCAAGCTCGGCGAAATCGCACAGGCCCTACTTGAGCCCTTGGCCGATGACGCTCTGATCGCCCAGGCAGAGGACAACGAACTGTGAGCCCTCACATCCTTATCGACGAGGCGCTGGAAAGCCTGGAACACCCAGACAGCCCACCAGGTGCCGGAAAGGTCGTGCTGCACATGATCACCAAAATGATGGAAGGCAGCGCCATCAGCGTTGAAGAGTTCAACCACTACTGCAAGCGCCTCCTGAAAATCACCAGGCAGCGCAAGGAGGCGTCATGAGCACTGCACCGGTTAAAACGCTGCTGGATGAGCAGCTCGAAGAGATTGAGCGCTGCCTGGCGATAGTAGGCGCTGGCGTACCACGCGAGCTGCCTATTGCCAGGCTTCCGCCAAGGCTGGTGGCGGCGATCAAGTCCGGTCGCATCGCAGTGAGGGCTCGCCAATGAAAGCCCTCACCTGGATCCTCACAGCCGCCCTCCTCTCTACCATGCTCGCCTACACCGTAGTGAAGGAAAGGCATTCGACCTACAGTGCTCCTCAGCTCTCCCAGGTGTTGCGGTGACCGGCCATCAGCGCGCCAGGCGCTTTCTGATCTGGCGCGGGTCGTTCTCGGCCATCACCTTCTGGACCTTCCTGATGCTGATGAGCGCATTGGCTGATCGCATCACCTCCTAACAATTCCATGGCGCCCCTCTCCGGTGGCGCGGAGAACAGTCATGTCCACGAATATGCGGATTTGGGACCAGGTCAACACGACCGACCCCAGCGCAACAAAGAACTTCACCGGCATGGGTGGCTTCAAAGGCACCGCCATCAAACCCACCTACCTGATGCGCAAGGCCACTGAAGTGTTCGGCCCCTGCGGCGAGGGGTGGGGGTGGACAGTGCTTGAGGATCGCTTCGACGAAGGCGGCCCGCTTCAGGCCCCCACAAAAGAATGGCCGGAGGCACCGCGCATCAATGCCAAGCTGCACACACTGAAAATTCAGCTCTGGTACCTGGGCAAGGACGGGCAGAAATGCACTGTCGAGCATTACGGCCACACCCCATTCGTGTACTTCCAGCAAGGGAAGATCATGACCGACTGGGAAGCGGCAAAGAAATCGCTGACTGACGCCATTGGCAAGTGTTTGCAGCCTCTTGGATTCGCGGCGGACATCCACATGGGCCTGTTCGATGACGCCGCCTATGTCGATGCGGTGCGCGATGAAGTGGCTCTCGAAAAAGCTGAAAACAGAGTTGAGGAAGAAGAGCGCCAGAAGCTGGAACGCCTCGATTACATCAAGTCGGTGATCGAAAACCTTCAGGGCGCCCAGACCCCGCATGAGCGCAAGAAGATCCACGACGTCGCTGTTCGCCAGCTCACGCTGCGCAAGGACGAAAAAGGCGCCGCACGAATTTCCCTTGAGTGGAAAAAGCTCTCTGAACCGAAACAGGAGACTGCAGCATGACCCAGCTCTACGCACTCACCGGCAAGCTGGCCGAGCTTCAAGGCATGGCTGACACCGACGACGAGGGCCTAAAAGAGGCCCTGCAATACGCCATGGATGAGATCCAAGGCGAGTTCGAAGTGAAAGCCGACAACATCGTCATGTTGCGCCGGAACATCGAAAGCGACGTCACAGCTATCGACAACGAGATCGAGCGCCTGGCCGAGCTCAAGCGCATCAAGACCAACAGCGTCTCGCAGATCAGCGATTACCTGCGCCGGAACATGGAGGCCGCGGGCCTCAGGTCAATCAAGCGCCCGCTGTTCACCATCACCCTAGCCCAGGGCAAGGAGAAGGTAATCGTCGACAACGAGGATGCGGTGCCGGATGAGCTGACCGCCGTGAAAACCAGCATCGCGCCGGACAAGAATGCCATCGCCGCGAAGCTCAAGGAAATTCGCGAGCACAATGAAGCCGTGCGCAAGCGCATGGCCGCCGGCGAAGACGCAGAACATGAACTGATCGAAGAGCCGGCCTGGGCGCACCTTGAGCGCGGCGACAGCTCGATCCGCATAAAGTGAGGCCAGCATGCACATCAGCAATCACCTCAGCCTGGTCGAGCATCATCGGCCACAGGCGGATTCCATTTCCGAGAAAATCGCCCAGTTCCTGGCGGCCGGCGGCCAAGTCAGCGAACTGCCAAGCCCGCCACGCAATCCCATCCCGCCGCCCCGTTCAACTCGGATAGACCCTGAAACGGTCCTAAAGCGCAAACCACCCAAGCTGACCCTGGTCGAGCGCCGCGCTCTACGCAAGATGGCGGAGGCACTATGAGCAAGGTCCGCAAGCCCAACAACCTCAAGGCCCGAGTCGAACGTTCCTGCCGCTCCCTTGTTCGCACCAACCACGTCGCCGTGGTGAACATCGACCCAAGCGGCCGGCAGGGAATGATCAACTACAGGTCGCTCAAGAACATCGCGCCCGGGAAGATCGGTCAGGCCGTGTGTGAGATCACCCACCGCTGGACAATATTCCTCAGCGCCTTGTGCGACGACCACGCCGGCAACCGATACCTGAAGTCGATCGAGGTTACGCCGGACGGCATGTACCTCTCCGACCACCTGGAGGAAGTCATCGAGCACTGCTACCGCGAGATCCGCGACAGCGCGAACCCGATGCACCTAGTGGCGTCTGGCTGGATTGCCATTCCCGATGTCGTGTCGCTCGACGAGGCCAAGGCCTACGCTATCTTCAACGCCGTCGGCGCCTGGCACCAGGTGAAGGTAGCAGCGTGAGACGTTTCCGCACCCAACAACGCAAACGACAGACCTGGCTGGCACTGCCAGCCAGTGGAATAACGGAGACCTGCCATGGCTGCAGCTCAGAAAGACCGGTCAGCAAAGACCGCGGCGAAGCGAAAGAGCCGCGGCGAAGAGGAGTTACGCCTGCACACGCTGGCCGGCACCCGCCAGGCCCTGGTCGACCTGATGGCCTGGAACGGTATTGAGGAACAGGGCGAGGCCATGACGCTGATGATTCACCATCTGCACGGACTGGGCCCGGCTGGATCTGCTCAGTTCCTTTCTGCTCCGCGACACGAAATCACCGTATCGGAAAACGTAGCGCGAAAATTGGAGCTCGCCTTCAACCGCGAATCCCTTCGCATCTGCCACGACGAATAACCCCTACCCCACGCTGCGCATCCGGTCCACGGAGGGCGGCGCCATCCTGAGGAATATCCATGAAATCTGAAATGGTGAAGCTGGAACACAAGGGCATCCACTTCAAAGTGGCCCGCCCAAGGCTGGCAGAGATCGCAATCGCCGCCGTGTTCGCAAGCTCTCTCCCGCCGGTTGCGAACGTCGCGCCAGCAGTGCCCGGCACCACCCCTGCCCTGGGCGAATACTGGCCCGGCCAGGGTGGCGTCAACGGCGGCCTGGTCGCCGCTCGTGGCGATGTCCCGGCGCACTACCTGATCTTCGCTGCAAAGGACGCTGGCAGCTTTGAATGGGGTGGTCGCGGCATTGAGGTGAAAGGCCTCAGCAAGACCGACGGCTACACCAACACCCAGGTACTGATCGGTAACGACGACGAGCGCAAATATCCCGCCGCCGACGCGTGCGCCGAGTACCAGGCTGATGGGCATCACGACTTCTACCTGCCAGCCGCTGCCGAGCTGTACCAGGGCTGGCTGAACTGCCCCGATGTGTTCGCCCAGGATTGCTACTACTGGTCATCTTCGCAGCGCTCCGCCAGCTACGCATTCCTCATGTTCTTCGATGATGGCTATCAGTTCCACTACGGCAAGCACCGCGAGCTCCGCGTCCGCCCCGTCCGCAGATTCTTTATTTAATCCTTCATTCATCCGTTCTTGATCCGGCACCGGGGCGCAGCAGCGCCTTTTTTGTTGCCTTCGAAAAGAGGAAAGACCATGTCCGCAGCAGCTCAAGAAGTACCAGTAGTGACCATCCCAGAAATCGGCCAGGCCTTCGGCGGTGGTTTCTTCTCCGGCATCACCCGTGACCCGGCCACGGGCAAGCGCTACCTGAACATCACCGCCGGCGCCGAACATGAGCTGGTCGGTGCCTGGGGCAAGTACGGCGAGAAGATCGAGGGTGCCGACAGCTTCACCGACAGTCGGGCCAATACCGAGGCCATGGCCGCCTCTGGCAGTGAAGTGGCGCAGAAAGTCCTGGCCCTGGATATCGGCGGCTTTACCGACTGGGCCATCCCGGCCCGCGACGTGCAGGAGTTGCAGTATCGCCACTTCAAGCCGACCACCGAAGAGAACTGGCAGTACGGGCGCAGCGGCGACAACCCAAACAGCGAGCCGGTAGGCCTGCTGTACACCGAAGAGTCGCCCACCCAGACCAGCATCGAATCCTTCCAGGAAGGTGGCCCTGAGGCGTTCCAGGATCGCGCCTACTGGTCATCTTCGCAGCGCTCCGCCTACTACGCATTCGGCATGTACTTCGGTGGTGGCGATCAGTACTACGGCGGCAAGACCAACGAGCTCCGCGTCCGCCCCGTCCGCAGTCAATTGATTGATTAATTTTCTTATTTAATCCGGCCGCAAGCGGCCGGTAGCCCAGGGAGGGCGCGCCGATGGCGATGCATACGGAGTTGCAAATCTACAAGGTTTCGATGGGCCTTCTGCACATGGCCACGAACCTGACTCGAAACATCCCCCGCGACCTGAAGCAGTCGCTCGGCAAGCGGGTGATTGATGAGTGTATCGACGTGCTGATGTTGATTGCCCGGGCCAACTCGACCCGGGACAAGCATCCACACCTGATCTCGCTGGTCGAGAAGGTCCAGGTGATCGAGTTCCTGATGAGGCTTTTCAAGGAAAGCCGATTCATCAGCGTCCCGCAGCACGCCAAGGCTATCGAGGTCACCACCTCAATTGGCAAACAGGCCAACGCCTGGAAACGCTCCACCCCAACCGCGCCCGCCACCTGAGAGCCACGGCTTTCAGGTCTGTGCGAATTGAATCTGGTCGTGCCGCTGACCTTTGGGTCACCGCCATGCGCACAAGAGATACCGCCGGTCTAAAGCGTCCGTGTAGGTCTCGCGCAGTTGCCTCGCTGATCGGCTCTGCCTTCGGCTTGGTGATGTAGATAGCACGATAGGTCGCAGCGCTCCGCCAACAACGCATTCAACATGAACTTCGATGATGGCAATCAGAACAACAACGACAAGAACAACGAGCTCCGCGTCCGCCCCGTCCGCAGATTCGAACGTTGGACCCTACCCGTTCAGCGATCTGGTTCAGGCCTATTACGACTGCCGACGCTCCAAGCGCAACAGCGACAGCGCGCTGGCTTTCGAAATGGACCTGGAGAAGAACCTGATCGAGCTGCACAACGACCTGATCGCCGGCACTTACCGGCCAGGCCGCTCCATCTGCTTCGTGGTCACCCGACCGAAAGCCCGGGAAGTCTGGGCAGCAGCCTTTCGGGACCGCGTCGTCCACCACCTGCTGTACAACCATGTGGCACCGCGCTTCTACGGCAGCTTCATAGCGGACAGTTGTGCATGCATCCCTGGGCGCGGAACGCTGTACGCCGCCCAACGCCTTGAATCGAAGATCCGCAGCGCCAGCGAGAACTGGTCGAAGCCGATCTTCTACCTCAAGTGCGACCTGGCGAATTTCTTCGTTGCGATCGACAAAGAGGTCCTGCGCCAGCAGCTGGCCGCCAAGATCACCGAACCCTGGTGGTTGGCCCTGGCCGAGCAGATCCTGATGCACGACCCTCGCGAGGACTACGAGGTGCGCAGCCCTGCCCATCTGTTCAATCGGGTCCCGCAGCACAAGCGCCTCACCGCGCAACCTGCCCGCCTGGGGCTGCCCATCGGCAACCTGTCCTCGCAGTTCTTCGCGAACGTGTACCTGAATGCCCTGGACCAGTTCGCCAAGCACCGCCTGGGCGCCAAGCACTACATCCGGTACGTCGATGACTTCGTGTTCCTTCACGAGTCTCCTCAACAGCTCAACGCCTGGCTGGCAGAGGTGGAAGCCTTCCTGCCCAGCCTTGGCGCCAAGCTGAACCCGAAGAAGACGATTCTTCAGCCCGTGGATCGTGGTGTCGATTTCGTCGGCCACGTCATCAAGCCCTGGCGGCGCACGACGCGGAAACGGTCATTGGCCCAGGCACTGAAGCGAACAGCTGCGGCGCCCGCCGAGGATCTGCGCGAAACCGCAAACAGTTACTTCGGCCTGCTCAGCCAGGCCAGCCACAGCGAGAAGGACCGGGCCGCCCTGGCTCGCGTCGTGCTGAAGCGCGGCCATGCCGTCAACGGCGCGCTGACCAAGACCTACCCGAAGAAGCAGCCGACCTAAGCGCCCGCGAGCGGATTGTCAGCTGAAGTCCAGCACCTCAGAAAGCAATCCCGCCGACTCGGTGTAGGTCGCCAGATCGATGACCTGGCGAAGGAACACGACCATCGCCAGTTTCTGGGCGCTGTCAGGCAGCCCTACCCATTTCAGCATCGCCCTCGCGTCTTCCTCTATTGCCGCGAGTGCATCTACGTCGCTTTGCAGTCTCATGTCGGCCTCCGGTCAGTGTGAGCTCTAACAAGTCATAGCCATCAACTACGAATCACGCCAACCGGCGAGGATCTTCTATGTCCGCACAACAGAAGAAACACCCCTTCGATTTCAAAACCCAATACGGACTCGGCTTCAATCCTCAGGACGATGAGATCGTTGTCGACTTTTTCTGTGGTGGCGGCGGCGCCGGTACCGGCCTGGAAATGGGCCTTGGCCGCACGGTGAACGTTGCGAAGAACCACAGCCCGCAGGCGATCAGCATGCACACGGTGAATCACCCGGGCGCGGTGCACTTCACCACGGATGTTTTCGATGGTGACCCGGACACCGAGTGCGGCGGCAACGCCGTTGGCTGGTTCCACATGTCGCCGGACTGCACGCACCACAGCCAGGCCGCCGGCGGACAGCCGCGCAAGCGCGAGATCCGCAACCTGTCGTGGATCGGCCTCAAATGGGCAGGGATGAAGCGGCCCCGGGTGATCAGCCTGGAGAACGTGAAGCAGATCCTTCAGTGGGGGCCGCTGATCGCTAAGCGCTGCAAGGTTACCGGCCGCGTCGTGAAACTGGGCGGCGGCATCGCTGAGCCTGGCGAAGTGGTTCCTGTTCACCAGCAGTTCCTGGTGCCAGACCCGAAGCGTCGCGGGCAGACATGGGCCGTGTTCGTCGCCGAGTTGAAGCGCCTGGGCTATACCGTGGAGTGGCGCGTGATAAGGGCATGTGACTTCGGCGCCCCAACCAGTCGCGAGCGCCTGTTCATGATCGCTCGGTGCGACGGGCAGCCAATCGTATGGCCTGAGCCAACCCACGCGAAGAACCCAGTCAAAGGACAGCAGAAGTGGAAGACCGCCGCTGACTGCATCGACTTCAGCGACCTGGGCAAGAGCATCTTCGGCCGCAAGAAGGACTTGGCCCCGGCCACACTGCGCCGCGTTGCCAAGGGCATGAAGAAATTTGTCATCGACAACCCGGCGCCGTTCATTGTCCCGATCGCGAACTGGTCGGGCGAATTGGCGCAGTCGTCGGCGGAGCCCCTGCGTACCATCACCAGCTGGCCCCGCGGCGGCTCTTTCGCCATTGCGAGCCCGGTCATCGCGCCAGCCACACATCAGGGAAGCGTCAGGGTTAACGATCCCATGGAGCCATTGCCCACCGTGACGTGTGCCAACCGAGGCGAGCTGACGCTGATCAGTCCGGTGATGGTAGGCGCTGGCGGTCCTGAATACAGCGGCAAACCCACGACAGCTGATCAGCCTGCCGGAACGCTGATGACGCAGAACCATCGCGCGATCGCCGCCGCGCACCTGGTGAAGTTCCGTTTCAACGATGCCGGTAAGGCCCTGGATGAGCCATTGCCTACCATCACCAGCGGCGGCAACTACCAGCGCCCAGCCGGCGCCGCTCATGCCATGGGTATCTCCACGGTGTTCATGGCACAGATGAACGGAGGCTTTAACACCACCTTCGCAAAAGGCATGGACGAGCCGCTGACAACGGTGACCAACACCGGCAGTCAGCAGCAACTGGTGAGCGCCAGCCTGGCTACCCTCCGCCGGAACTGCGTGGGCCGGGGTGTAGATGAGCCGGTGCCGACCATGACCGCGAGCGCCGAGCATCACGCATTGCTGCATTACAAGCTGTCGCCAGAGCATGAAGACGGCGCCCTTCGCGTCGCGGCCTTCCTGATCAGCTACTACGGCACCGAGAACATCAGCGCTTGCGATGCGCCATTGCCGACGATCACCACCAAGGATCGCTTGGCTATGGTCACAGTGATGGTCAAGGGCACGCCGTATGTCATCGTCGACATCTGCCTGCGCATGCTGAAGCCATCCGAGCTGTACAAGGCCCAGGGCTTCCCCGCCGACTACGTCATCAGCCACGGCGCCGACGGCAAGCCATTCACCAAGACCCAGCAGGTTCACATGTGCGGCAACAGCGTCAGCCCGCCGCCGATGGCAGCACTCGCCCGGGCAAACGATCCATGGCGCGCAGCAGAGCGTCAGGCCGAAGCCGCATAACTCCCCCACTCCACCGCCCGGGCATGCCCCGGCAAGGACATAGCCATGCCCGCAGAAGACAAACAGGCCGTGCCGAAGCTCGACTTCAACACGCCAGACGCCGGCCGCGCCTACATCGCCAAACTGTTTGAGACAGTGCTCAGGCGCCACGACTACCGCCAATACATCAGCGAGCGCCTGGCTGGGGACTTCGCTTGCACCCTGGCGCAGCACTTCGAGGAGATCAAAGCTCGTGAGTCCGCCCTGCAACTGCTGCTGAACGAACGCGACGAGCAGAACCACAGCCTGGAGCAGCGGCGCCAGGCAGAACAGCAGGCGGGCATGGCGGCAGAGCGTGAAGCGGTGCGTTATCGCTTCTTGCGAAAGGTGACGCCTTACCGCTTCAAGAAGATGCAGGACGCCGCCACAACAGATGGAGGGGACGTGCTTTATTTCCATGCGGACAGGTTCGACACTGCTATCGACGCCGCAATAATTGCCGCCGAGGCTGTGAGCCATGAGCTTTGATTCAATACCTGAGGACGCCGAGCAGTCATTCCCGTGCCCGAACTGCGACGGCGGAAACCTCAAGGCAAATGGATATCGCTGGGAATGTGATACCTGCGAATTTGAATGCGGTGAAGGCGAGGACGACAGCCATGACCAATAAAATCACTCTGTCGCGGGAGCACGTCGAGCGCTTAATTGAGCGCCTGGGCAAGTCCCAGATGTTCAAGGAAACCACCGAGCTTCGCGCTGCTATGGCCCAATCGGAGCGCCAACTTGTGGGGCTTCCTGAGCGGCATGACCTTCCACACCGTGACGAGTTCGAAACTGCGAACCAATACACATCAGCCCTTGATACCGCGAAGACTTGGAACGCTGCGTGCGATGAATGGGCGCCCCACGTCACCTGGCTACAGGCTGAGGTTGAACGGCTGCTAACTGAAATTGAATCGGAGCGGGCTTTACGCGTGTCGTTGATTGCACAGTGGACCTCGCACCGTCAGGATCTTGAACTGGCCGTGAATTCATGGGGAAGCGTCGCCGAGCAACTGCAATCCGAACTGACCAGTGCGCAGTTTCTGGTAGATCAGGCCCTGCACCTGCAAACCGAGCATTACGGCGACGGGATGGGCTTGCACCTCGCGATGATTAAATGGGCTCGCGCTGCCAACCAATCCGCGCCAGCCGCCAAGGACGACTGCGCGCACAGTGAAGCCAACAGGCACGGATGCCCGGAGTGCGGCGAAGAGTTCAAGCGTGCGCCAGCCCTGATCGAAACCCTGCGCGCCAACGGTGACCGCATCACAATGGAAGCAACCATCGCCCAGCAGGCGCAGAGGATTGCGGACTTGGAAGCCAGCCAGGGCCAGGGCGGCCCACTGTCTGAGCTCGAGGTTTTGCGGGCAGCAGTCAAAGAGCTGGAGGCCCTGCGGGACGCGAGGGTTGAAGCGAAGCTGGGGCAGGGCGAGCCGGTGTCGTGGGCGGACCCTTTGGCGTTCAGTAACTTCAAGGCGCACGCGCACCTGGGAGGCCCGTATGACCATGAATGGATGTGGGCGAAGCCCGCTCATGCGGGGATGGTTCCGCTATATCTGCATGCCGAGCAGCCAACACCGGTAGCGGTGGTGCTGGCCGAAGCCCGCGAATGGCTGGGCGATGGCAAGAACGCCGACGGCCTGGCCCGGGAACACTGGACACCTGAGTACGCCGCCCTGATCGACCGCATCGACGCAACCCTCAGCAAGTAACCCCTCCCCCTTCAAAGTCAGCCGCTATAGCGGCAAGGACGAACTCGCATGAAAAAAATGTACTGGATTCTCCGCGCCGCTCTGCACATGCGCAGCCTGATGGGGTGGTGGAAACCAAAAGACCTCGCCTTCTGCTGGGAAACCGGCGCCGTGATCTACGACAACTACGAGTATGACGGGCGCCTCAATGAAATCGGAGAGCCCGCCGAGGAAATCGCCGAAGAACTCAGTTGCTGGAGCGAATGACCATGAGCGCAATCAAAGAACGCCCCATCCTGTTCTCGGCGCCGATGGTGCGCGCCATCCTGGAGGACCGGAAGACGGTCACGCGGCGCCAGGTCAAATGCAGCATTGCAAATCGGTTTGATGAACCACGCGGACAGGCCGACGTCGATGCTGGATACCCATTCGTTGAGTGCGAGGATGGTTATGTTTCCGCCGTGAAACTGTGCCCATACGGGCAGCCAGGAGACCGGCTGTGGGTGCGAGAGACCTGGGCAGAAATCAGGGTCGCGCAAGCACCCGATCAGGAATGGATCGTCTACCGCGAGTGTGACAATCGCACCGACTACGGTGGTCCATGGAAGCCGAGCATTTTCATGCCGCGGCGAGCCTGCCGCATCCTGCTGGAGATCACCGCCGTCCGCGTCGAGCGGTTGCAGGACATTAGCGATGGGCAGGCCGAGGCGGAAGGCATCGACCTCGACCAACTCGCCGATGCGCAGGAGCGATACGACATGGTTGCCGATCACAACATGACCGGCAGGCCGACGACAGTTGGTCAATTCGCCTACCTATGGGGATCAATCAATGGCGCCGGCGCATGGGACGCCAACCCCTGGGTCTGGGCGATTACCTTTCGGAGGGTTGAGAAATGACCGACTACACCGAACTGAAGCGGCTGGCCGAGGCCATGAAGGGATGGGGTCGCCTGACAGAGTGCTGGCCCTGCGGAGAGAACGGCCCCGACTGGCAAGTAGGGCAAGTCGACGAAGACGACAATCGCTATCCGGTCATGACGATCGATACCGAGCAATACGACGCAGAGACGCAAGCGCCGACCCTTGCTCAGTTTTACGCCGCCGCCAACCCTGCCGCTGTCCTGGCCCTGATCGCCGAGAACGAGAAACTGCTCCAGGCACTCCAGGCCATCACCGCCCAGGTCGACGGCAACATCCGCCCCACCGTCCGTGACTGCATCAACGGGCAGAACAACGTCCAGGACATCTATGGCTACTGCGATCAGATCGAATTGATTGCAGCGGCAGCGATGAAGGAGCCACAGCCATGATCCTCCCCCTGCTCTACATGGCCTGGCTCATCTACAGGGGGCCGAGACCATGAGCGATCAGCAATTGCTGGAACTTGCCGCCAAGGCCGCGGGCATGGATCCGCCATTCGACAAGAACGGCGTGCTCTCTGCCTGGGTCGGCACCATGGAAAACGGCCACTGGTGGGATCCTCTCAACGACGATGGCGATGCGTTGCGACTGGCTATCAAGCTCGGGATCTGCATCGTCTTCATGGAAGAGCACGACTCGGTTGGTGCTGAGCACTCTCTGCACGGCGTGATGATCATCGAAGCCATGGACGATTTCGGTACGCGCCGAGCAATTGTCCGTGCTGCTGCCGAAATCGGCAAAGCCACCCCCTAACCCCAATCCACCTACAGCCTGCCGGTGAACGGCGGGCGAGGAATTCCTATGTCAGCGAAAAAGCTGTTTGAAGTTCTGATCAGCGCCCTGCTGTACCTGCTCATCACGCTGCTCTGGTTCGTCTACGCGATGCCGGAAATGGTCGAGCACGGATCCGACGCGGCCTTGATCACCGCCGGCTTCGGCACGCTGCTCTGGATCGCGTCCGCCGGCTGCATTGTCGTTTACATCATCCAGAAGGCGCGCCCCGCGTAAATCTATCTGCCGCCAGGCGCGGCACGGAGCAAGTACATGGCAAACGCCACAGCGGCAAAGGCAACAAGCATTCCGCCGCGGTTCATCCGGTTCATGGATGCACCCGGCTATCTCGGCATGTGTCGGGACGAATTCAACAAAACGGTTCGGCCAAACGTGCGCGAATTCCCGATCGGGAAGCAGGGGGTGGCCTTCGACCGGATCGAGCTTGATCAGTGGGCTGACGCCTACGTCGAGAGCAAGTCGATTGAAAAGGCAGCGAATCAGGACAACAATCGCCCCCGCAGCGAGCGCCGTGGCGAACCAACAGGAGGTAAACCATGGCGAGAAAAGCGATCTCCGGCCTCTACCAGAAAGGTGGAATCTGGCAAATCGACAAAGTTTTCCGAGGTGAGCGACTTCGAGAAAGCACTGGCACTAGTGACCGGCAAGAAGCCGAGCAGTACCTGATTCACCGCCTGGAGCAGCTTCGGCAGCAAAAGGTGTATGGCGTGCGCCGGATGCGCACATGGGATGAGGCCGCAACAAAGTTCCTGATCGACCACAAGGACCAGCCTTCGATCAAGCTGACCGCACATCACCTGAAGCAATTGCACCCTTACCTCAAGGACCTGCCATTGACACACATTGATGATCAGGCGCTTGAGCCATTCGTGAAGGATCGTTTGAAAGGGATGGTGCTGCCATGCGGAAAGCAATTGAAGCCGGTAGCACCCAGGACGATCAATATCTCGATCGAGCGGGTGATACGTGTGCTTTCGCTTTGCGTGAGGAAGTGGAGGGATGAGGAGCGCAGGCCCTGGCTTGATTCGGTGCCTATGTTGACCAGGCTGGACCTGAAGAAAAAGGTTCGCGAGCCCTACCCAATGACATGGGAAGAGCAATCGATCCTCTTCGGAGAGTTGCCGGCTCACCTGCAGACGATGGCCCTGTTCAAAGTGAACACGGGTTGCCGCGAGCAAGAGGTCTGCAAGTTGAGATGGGACTGGGAGATTCCGGTGCCGGAGCTTGGCACCAGCGTGTTCCTGATACCGTCCGACTTCGGCGGGAGGAACGAACGGTCAGGCGTGAAAAATGGCGACGAGCGGTTGGTTGTGCTGAACAACGTGGCGAAGTCGATCATTGATAAGCAGCGCGGCCTGAGCAAGGAATGGGTTTTCCCGTACAACGGCACGGCCATGCATCGCATGAACGACTCGGCCTGGAAGAAAGCACGGGTGAGAGCGGCGAAACTCTGGCAGGAGGAAAACCTTCGCCCCGCTCACCCTGGGTATGCATCCATAAGGGTGCACGACCTGAAGCACACGTTTGGCCGTCGCCTTCGGGCGGCAGGTGTCACGCAGGAAGACCGAAAGGCTTTGTTGGGACACAAGAACGGCAGCATCACCAGTCACTACTCGGGCGCCGAGCTCGGGCATCTGATCGAAGCTGCAAATATGGTATCAGCAACCGACTCTAGGGGACCGGTGCTGACAATCTTGAAAAGGAAAACAGGATGA